CTCCTCGTCGGGGTCGAAGTCGCCAATGAATCCTTGGACTATGCCGTCAATGTCGTCGGTGTAGTCGTTGTCGTTGTAGCTGTATACTTGCTCGTTCATCTCCCCTCCTTCTCGTTAGCCGCGCCTTGGGTGTTCATCCGAGAATTGCTCCTCCCTTATCTGCGAGCCGGCGAAGCCATTTCGGTGAATCCTCGATTTGTTCAATCCGGTCCGCCATCGACCGGAGTTGCTCGGGTGAGTAAAATTGAGGGTCGTGGAATCCTCCCCACATCTCCACGTCCTCGCCGTAGGCCTTCGCAAATGCAGTCATTGCGAGCCATGTCAAGTTGGCGATGTTGACTTTCTCTGGCTCTTCGAAGTTTTCTTCGTCTTTAGGTGTTAGACTCACACTCATCAGTTTGTTCGGTTATTTGGTTATTTGGTTATTTGGTTATTTGGTTATTTGGTCCGTCGATCGCACCGTAATGGCTGCAACCAGTTCATCCATCTTGGCGACATGGCTGCCGAGCCATGGGAGGGAGCGGGCCTCGGCACGATCAGCGTCTGAACGCCCGACCCACTTAAGCAAGGATACAGCCTCGTTGGTGGCCTTTTTGGCAGCGCTCCAATTGTTTACCGCTTGGGGCGGAGATGGTCGAGTGAGTTGGTGTCTTCGTCTTTGGGTATCAGACTCGCGATTGGCTATTGACGCATGAGTGATTCTATTCCACTTTGGATTTGCCATCATCCCGGATATGATCTTCTACGCCACTTTCTCCAACTTGGTCAGATTATTTTTACTCATTTGGGTTTGTTGTCGCTCACCATTTACTGGTCACTCACTTTTTGAAGCCCTGTTGTTGGCTCGAACAGATACTCTCTTAACTTCCTGTATTTCTTTGCTTAGCCTGCACTTTTTGACCTTGCTCCACCTAAGGGCCTTCGTTTCCTCGTTGGCAATCTTACACATGATTGTCATTTCTTTTGCTGAATAGACGCCACTGTCGGTCATGAGCAGGAACCTGTCATTGCCAGTTCTGCTCCAGACTCTCCTTGCTCTGATCTTGGCTGTTGAGACTTCCCCGAAGGAAAGCACCGTGTCGTCCGTTGGGTCGTATAATTCTACTCGTTGCATACTAAAAAAAATGCTGGGTGTTGGTGGGGTTGCCCTTTTTGAGGCTGGGCTGCCTATTGTTGATTTCCTCCGACGTCTTTGGTGTTGCCCAGGTGGACGCTTCCAGTGAGATATTAAAAAAAGACCTGCCCGCCCCACCGGAGTGGAGCTGGCAGATCCCTTCTTTTCTTTGGCGTTAAACCTCCCGATGCCAGAAGACCCGGGTCATGCCCGGGGAACTTGTGGTCCTGTGGACTTCAGCCAGGGGCTCACCCCCGCCCCAGATGAGGGGCTGACGCCAAGCGACCCGCTTGGCGAAGGGGTCGGGGGCGTTTCGATTTTCCCCCTCCTTTGTCCAGTTGGTCGCCTTCCTTGTGGGGGGAGTCCTTATCATAGGCCTCCTCCTTCGCACATGAACCTGGCGTGGCTTTCTCCAGCCAGCCGATGGAAGGCCCTTGCGTCTCCGAGCCTCGCGAAGCTCCTCACTTCGGCGGGCTCTTGGTCGTCGACTTTGCGGGCCCTTTCCTTGGCCCGCAAATAGCTCCCGGAGAATAACTCCGGGAAATTACCATTCCAGAACAGAATTACATGCCAGGTCTCTCCGGGAATAAGGACTTCTTCAAACGCTACCACCATTATCACCGCTATGACGGCGATTGCGGCGAACGAGAGGGCCGCTACCCCCACCTCGTTCACCTCCATGGCAAATGCCACCGAGGCACTTGCCACTAGCCCGACCACCAAACCCGCAAGCACCCTGCCTGCTGGGTGAACCGTTACCCCGCCCAGCCGAAGCCGGAGCTGCAGGTGGCTGTAGATCACCTTGGCCATCCCCACTAGGATGGCCAAGACCGATGCCGCTGCCGATACGCAGCTGGCGATTATTGTTTCCTCTCCGTCCCTCCGGAGGAGGGAGACGATGCCAACCACGGCTGCGATAGCCGCCGTAGTTATCAATCCATTTATTATTTTTCTCATAACAGCATGCCCGCTCTTCCCCGGGACTTGACCGAATTGTTATTGACCTTCTGGACGTCGGTGTCGCCCAGAAGCAAAATCTACAGCATGCCGCCGCCACATCCTCCAGCGGGGAGGAGCGACGACGACACTGCTGTTGTGCCACGTGTGGCTAGAGAGTGAGACTGTAGCTCTCCCCGGAGCAATTGAGCGGGGGGGGGAGCTGCAACTTAAGATAACTTAGGTTGATCCCCTGTCTCTGTGTTAAGCCAGAGTTACGGGGTGGCGGCCAGTCGAACCGCAGGGAGCCTTTGGGGGCTATATTCCCTTCAAAGTATTATGGCATTTCTGAGGCTGTTTTTCACCGATCTCTCGTAGCTGTTCCCTTCACCGATTTAGCCCCCAGTTACCTCTTCGTCGCAAGTCAGCAGGACCGTCCAGTATGCCAATCCCATCAGCATTTTGAATGATCTTGGGAACCACTCTGGACTATACCCATCTCCGTAGTGGACTTCGTAGTCCTGGGTAGAGCCTGGAGGACCATGGGCCTTCACTCGCACCGACACTCTGATTTCGTAACTTCTATCGTCTGCCCCGACCTGAATGTAAACCTCAGACGGAAACTTAGAGGTTAGGTGAACTTCACTGTTCATCGCGGCGCCTTGCATGACTGATATTGCCGAACAGCGTTTTGCTAATGGGTTATCTAGGCTCCAGGCTTTTATGAAATCGACGTGGGTGACAAACTTTAAGTCCTGGCAGCTGTGAGGGCTGCAGCCGGAATTCGCAGCCTTCGATCCCTTGATTCCCGAATCACAACAGTCCGAGGTTTCGGATTCAAAGTCCGGAATTAGAAAATTAAACTCCAGGGAGTCAAAACGCCCAAAGGTCTCGTCGTAATCGTAATCGTCATCGTCATCGTCATCGTCATCGTCATCGTTATCGTTATCCTCCTCGAACAAGAAGTCCCCGGGGCCCGTGGGTCCGGATTCTTCCTCTGTCTCCTTGACGGTATCCTGAAAGGAGGTAAAGGCCGAGATTGCCTCATCTTCCACTTCGCTGCCACCTGCCGCTTTGATCATTTTTGCCGCATTGGCTTGAGTCTCATACACACAAGTGTATTCCACATAATCCTGGATGCTCTGACATCCGTGGGGGACTTTGGGAAGACCTTCCTTCTTTACCCATCTCTCCAGATCTTCCAGCTGAAACCTATGCCTCATGCTGTCCGATATCCGAGGTCTGTGCCTGACAATTGGAACATCGACGTCCAGCAGAGAAAGCAAGGCTTTGCTTATAGCTTCGGACTCCCACAGAGGGTTTCCGAATCCAGCCTCGTAATAGTTAATCACGTTCCAGAATCTTAAATCCGAACCAAATCGCTTTTGCGCAAAATCATCACATCTCAAGTATTGGAAATACCCACCTGAACCTGCTACCGTTTGAAACCTGATAGGAGGCATAGGCATCCCAAACATTTCTGCAATCTCCAGGACCAGTTGTCTGCCAGTATTTGTTTTGTGTGGTTGATCACTCATCGAAGACTTACTTGTCCAAAGCAGGCGTTGCTACTTTTCTTTTTTTGTCCGATTTTTTCCCAAGAGTGTTCCCGTCTTTCTCGTTGTTCACCAGGGTGTCGGGGATTTTTGCATGAAAGTGCTCCCAGACTATTTTCGTGTGGACGCTCGTGTTTCTGTCTGTGCCGGCATCCACGCTGTGATGAAAAAACAGTCCGTCGATGGGCCGCTTCTTTACGTATGCCGCCAAAGCCCGAACTCCGGGAGATGGAGATTCGGGGTCCCAGATGTCGGTGACTTCCAGATCTTTACTGACGAGAACTGCTCCGCCAACATGCCTGATGAATGAGGAGCAGCAATTGCAGTTGTGGCTCTGCCTTTTTGCCTCATCCTTGAAGGCGTCGAGGTAGACGCTGTAAAGCACGTCTCGATCGTATTTGACGGAAAACAATACATTCTCCTGCTGTTTGTTTTTTCGAATTAAGCCTTCGAATCTTTCCTTGAGGCCCTTCTTGATTCCCGAAAAGCTAGATTCTTCTATGTTAGTCGTAGTCATATTTTTTTTATTTTTTGTTACGCTGAGTAAACCCTCTATTGTCCCGAAGTCTACTTACTGTGATTCGTCCCCTTGGGTGGACTTGCTCTTAGATTACTTTGTCGTTATTGACATTGGCTTAACATGGAGATTTCCGCCTCGTTAAGCTCCCTGATTGCCCATGCAGCAAACGACGAAGTGGTCGAACTTCTCTCGTCTCCCACAGAGCCCGGACCGAGAGATTTTTTGATAATCTTGTATCTCAAGGTGTCGGTATTTACCTGACTATCGTATAATACAAATTCAGGTCCTTTCCCCACCACGTGGCGAACGGTCCCCCTCATATTTGCATAATAACCTCCAACGTGAATTTTGGTTTTCTTCATTTATGTTTGTGTCGTGTTTTCCTGAAAATCTCTGTCTGGGACCAGAAACCTTTTGCTCTGCAGTGAAGGTCGTTCTTCTCGGATCTAAAGACCTTGAAAAAACTTCCGGAATGTCAGGCTGATGCGCCAGTCACAGGGTTGAGGGTGCTTTGGGATTCGATGGAGCATCACTTCTTGGAATCCGGGGGGCATGATGAACAGCGAGCCACGCCCCAGTAAGTAGCGGTCTTCGGAAGGAACCGCTCCTGTTACCTGGATCATGCCGATTCCTTTGCACGTTGGGCATAAAAAAGCCCGCCCCGCCTTTCGGCAGAGCGGGCCAACTCCAGCCGGGTGTTACGCGTCCGGATCTGCCCACTTGAATTTCTGGCTCTCGTAGCCTGTCTCAATGACCCAGTTAATCTTCGTGTCCGGCGCATAGAAACCTTCGCCATCGGGGTCCTGTCGGCCTCTGGTAAAACTTACATTTGATACTGGGAAGTCCTTTACCTCCACGTCCAGGGCGCTGATTTCATCTTTTGCCTCGTAGCTTGGCTCCCAATAATCAGTGTCGAGCACGGCTTCCTTCAAGTCGCCGATAAAATTCCTGATCAAGATTGCAGCTTGGGCCGGTGTGTGGATGTTTTCGATTGCCCAGCGCCCGGTGAATACAGAATCGCTTATGGTCGAGCCAAAAAACGAAGACGGAGAGATGGAAAACCCGTTTCCATTGTCTCCCATGTCTGCCGCTTTCAGGAAAAAGCCCATTTCATTGAATACCGGCATTAAGGCAGCTTTACCTGCGATGCAAGCCGCCGTCCCGCACGGATTCTTGGTCCCCCTCTCGATGAGATCTCCGATTTCCTCAGCGCGGTCCTTTGCTGAGACCATGTATCCGCAGAGTCTCCAGGGCAGATAGAACCATGCGTCCATTTTTATGTATCCCACTGGTCCGAAACTCTCGAGCTCCCCGACCAGGATCTTGATTCTCTCCAGGAAAGGCTCTTTCAGGGTTACATTTCCGTCTACCACCGCCATGTCGTCACCATCCGAGTTGAGATACAAAAAATCTGATATCCCTGTATGGTCGCCTTCTTCGAAGTCTTGAAACTTATCTTGCTCAGGAAAATCAATCTCTGGCCTTTCTTTTTCTTCACTCATTTATTTTTTGCCTTTCGTTTTTGTTACAATGTTGAGAATACCCGGTATGTCCTGGGCCCTGCATTCTCTTACTCTTCCCTGATTGACAGTAAGTCCGGTAGGTCCTCAAATCCTTCCCCCGTCATTCTCGTCTCTTCGAGATAATTCCCGATAGCGTTCCTGATGTGGTGAGCCATTGATCCCATTTCCGGCTGCCGATCGCAGAGATGAGCCAAGTCGCAGATCAAGTCTCCTATTACTGTCTCGTTCTCAGCTCGAGTAGCCTCCTGGAAAGCCTCAATCGCTTTCTTGGCCCAATAGCTTCTGTCGTCGTTCATCCCGTCGACGTCGGGTGGTATCTCTGTATCTGGCATGATTAGTTTGGTGGGGATTAGCGATAAAGCCTCAAGCAATTCCCTGCTTGAGGCTCTTCGGTTTTGTCACTTGCCTTTCTTTTTGGTAGCGCCGGGAATGGCCGGAGAGTAGTCAGGTAAGGATGTGACAACTCCTCTCAGCGACAGCCCACTTAGAGAGTTGTTTGCCGAGCTCAGAACATCTCTCATGAGTTCCTCTCCTCCCTGATTTCTGATCCTGGTTGTGACCGCCAGCTCAGCGTTGGCGAGTTGTCACGATATGTCTTCCTGCTCGAATCGAGCGGACTCTTGCTGATGAATAACCCAGTCTTCGTATCCGAGCCTTGTGTCTCGACTCCGAACTTCGTCTCTCCAGTCCTCCATTGTAAAGTCTTGGTCTTCAGGCCATAAGGTGTCCAGGACATCCTCAGGGAGATGGTTTCTTTGGTCGTTTAGGCTCATTTGTGTGTTAGATAAAAAATTGATTACATTGATCGAAAGTTGGCCACCCCCTGTAAAGGGGTGGCCGCTTCTATTTCGCCTGACTCAGTCTTTCGCCGACTTCGATAATGGCTTCTTCGATCATCTCGATGGTTGGCTGGAAAGCCCAGACGGGAAGGAGGCTGCCCTTGATCCACGGTGTGGTTTTTGGGATTTGGTATATCGACTCCGAGAATGAATAAGTCGGAAGTTCATTTGATTCGCTTAGGGTCCATCTGATTTCTTCTGATATCGCCAACCAGTCTTGGACGCTGATCCAATCTGGTCTGTTTGGTGAAGTGAGGCACACTCCCCCCATGTGAAAACTGAAATCATTTTGGATGGAGCGGTCGGCTTGGAGAGTCAGGTAGATCCGAATCGGAACCCACCCTTTGGCATGGGACATATTAATCCCGCTGCCTTCGTTTCTGAGATCCACGTAGGAGAACTGTGAGAAGTAAACATCTCCCCATGACTTCTTAAAAGCCGACCTCACTCGCTCCACTTCGATAAAAGCGTCGAGTTTCATTTTCATTTCCATTTCTTCCGCCTCCTTTAAGGCTTTCCCGAAGAATGGAAGCGGGCTTCTTTTTAAGTGAGAGTCTCTTGTCATTTTTTTTGAGGGTTAACGATTATTGCCTCTTCCGCTCTTCTCGCGGACGTCAGGACTTCCAACTGAAAATTGTAAGCGGGTCCACCTATGTTTCTTGCCGCTTTGCCTAACCCACACGCTCCTAGATTGCCTAGCCGACCTCCACTTTCCGTGAATAGAATCGGGGCTTTCACATACTTTTCGATTTCCCAGAGTGCGTCATGGAGGAAGGAGATATCAATGTTCAGGGGTAATGACGTGTGGATTGTCCACTCACCTCCGGGCAATATCCTCTTAGGCAGGACTAGATCCTCTGATGTCGCCATTTCGGATCCAAGACTCATCGGGAATATGCTTGCCACTCTGTCGTCAATTTCTCGAATCAAGATCACTGCACCCGGTTTTCTGATCCCATAGGCCTCCCTTACCTGATGTGGGGCCGGGAGACACTTTGGATCCAGCCGTCTAATCTCTGGGGGCTGTTGGCCCTGCGTCATTAATCTTTCCATGCTGTTCGTAATGGGGGGGGTTGGGGAGAGAGAGCTAACAGCTCTCCCTCCCCCCGGAACCCAACCGGTATAGAAAAGTTCAGGGTTGGGGCACCATCAAAGTATTATGGCGTTTTTGGGCTGTTTTTCACCGATCAGTCCTCCCAAATGTTTGGGTGGGTTTGCAGATATTCCTTTACCTTTTTTGCATTTTCCGCCGACTTAGACGGGTTTTCGCCAAGGTTCATGTCCGCTCGGAAGAACTCCCATCCCAACTCGACAGACATGAAATGTCTCATAGCTCTGATAGCCTCTATGGATTTTTCAAATTTCTCCTCAGATGCATCTCGATCTTTGATCGCAGTCTCGACTCTGGCGCTAAGATCTCGGACTTCCCGCTCTCTTGCGTTGTAAGCCTTTTCTGCTGCTTTCCAGTTGTCCAGCATGCACTTCCGATCGTTGCCCAGCCCCTTCACTCTTGTGATCAGGGGGCCCTCTTCTGTGACTGCGTCTCCGCTGTAATTCTCGATCCAGGCGGCGTTGATCGATTCGATTAATTTTTGCATTTTTCATTTTTAGTTTCCGTCTTTTAAGTCTCTGAGTCTCGGGGGGTCGGACCCCGAGAACTTTAAGCCAGAGTGGAGAGAGCTTGTCTCCCATGAGGAATAATCTTGTCCAGGACAAGACCTTTCGTTTCGCATTCAGGGCAGATCCCTGGAGCGAGTGTCAGTTGTTCCCCGGTTATCGGATTTTTGACTTCAACGACTTCCGGGGTAAACCGCTTCCGGCACGACCTACAAGGTCGAGGGGCAGTGACAGATAGTTGAGTTTCCATCACAGTATTATGGCTGATTCCTGCCCGTTTTTGCCATCCCGGGTTAGAGCCCCGGAACTTGGCATCCTCCTTTGCCACCGAAGCCTGCGCGGAACTATTCGGTGTCCAATGGCTCGTCCTGGTCTTTCTCCTGGGTTTACGACATCTCGATTCCTTCCGGTTCGGGACTTCCGGGAGGGTTCAGTTGCTGAGGTCCTGAACGCCGCCACGTCTCTTCGTCAATCTCCAGGAAGACGGGGCCGTCTTCTCCGGTGAATGTCCCTTCGACGTTGAATGAGAGATATTCATCTGCCTCTTCCTCGGTCATGCTGGAGTGCCGAATCAACTCTTCAATCATACCCTGCCTGTCGTAGCAAACACGAGGTGCGATGTCGATCCCCGATATTACGCCAACGATGCAGGACTCGAATCCGTTAAGAAAAACGCAATTCATATTGTCCAAGTCGAAACCGGCTATGTGCCCCCTCTTTAGGATCTCGGTTTGATCCATGATATCAGGAAGCGACTTTGGGTCTCCGTTTCACGGCACGTCCGCCGTCAAACCACTTGGGCCCAACGGTCCGAGACACGAAAGTCCTCCACGAGGCATTCCCCCCATATTGACTGTGGAGTCTCTTCAGGAGCATCGTCTCGATGGCTCCCGGCGAGGCCTTGCTGGAGTAGATGCCGTGCTTCTGAAGCGACTTCGCTAACTCCCAGAGCGCCTCTTCTTTCCCTGACTTGAGATGGCTGACCATAGCGAGGCCGAATGACGAAAAGAAATCCTGCCGATCGGCGTGAAGAATTTCCGCTGCATCGCTGAATTTGTTCCGGGCTACTTTAGTCCCTGGCTTGAATTTCATACTTTTGATTTTTACTTTTTGTTTTTGCTTTGTTTTATCGAGTCACTCTGACTCTCCTTGACTAAGAATCTTTGCCTCTGCCATTTGTAGCAGAAACCTCCTAACGTCTATCATCTCCTGACACCTGAAAAACGACTTCGCGTAAATCCTAACTTCACCTTTAAATGCGCTGGCCCTGATATTATGTCCGTTTTCCTCCAGGTATTCTTTGCAACCATCTTCAGTGAATGTGATCATCTGATCGACCCATCGAGTCTGGTAACTGTATTCGGTGAAATCCCCTTGACCTTCGTCAGCCTCCTCGTCGGGGTCAAAATCAGGATCGCCCTCTCCTGGATGCAAATCGAAAACCCATTCGCCGTCGGCAAGTGAGAGCCAGCACCGCTTGTCAAACCAGCCCACTTCGTATCCAGGATCTGCTTCCAGGGACTGAACGCAGAACATCGGATTTATTGTGCTCCGGTTGTCCTGAGTTCTGATTTTCTCCCCTATCCCGGCCGCTATTTCTTTGAGGCGTTCCAGGCGTTCTTTACGCTCTTCGGGGCTTTTCTCTTGTCGGGCCACGCTGCCGGATTCTCGAGGTTTTTCCCCAGCTGTGTAAACTGGATCTTGAACGCCCCCTTTGGGATTCTGGTCTGGTCCAGTAATTGGCCCACTTTTTTGAACTCCGTCCCTTCCGGGATCTCCTGCACTTCCAGCACCCAGATCGGAGTCCCCCTCCTCTCGCCGGGCCGTGCTGTAGGCTCCGCCGGGATTATAACCCCGTCTGGTCCCATCTTGAATTTCATTGTCATTGTTATCGTAACTATTCCTGTGGCGTTTAGTTCAGTCTTCTGTTGTGTCCGGCGGCATCGCTGAAGCCATCAGGGCTTCATCCGAATACCTCTTTTTCCACTCTTCCCAGGAGACGGTCATCCCGTCTCCAAACCACTCCTGATACTTCCTGAAGTCCCTCACTGCCTGGACCGCATTAACCATGCAAATCCTGGCCTTTACGGATCCTACAGGTGCCACGTGGAGGAACGAGATTAAGGCCTCGTAACTACACCACTTGGTCAGATCCACTTCTGGCTTCTTGGTTCCACCTTCCGTTGCCTTTGGAGCAGCACCTTTATCGAGTGCCATATCCGACAGCGAAATTATTTTGAATGGGCCTCCCTTGTCTCCTGACCACCGTAGCAGGACTTGACCGCCATTTGCGGGGTCCAGAGACACTTCCAGGTCTTTGCCTCTCTCGTCTGCGATTTCAGGGCACCGCCTTGTGATTCTCTTGTTGAGCGGATTTCTAGATGCCATCAGATCTTGCTTCCTGTTCTCCTGCCCGGCGATTACGCGGGTTTGGTGTTTTTGTATTCATTGATTTACTAAACAAAAAAGACGCTCGAATGAGCGTCTTTGTTTTTGGTGATGATGGTGTCCCCGTCAGGATTCGAACCTGAATCTAAGCTTTAGGAGAGCCTTGTTCTATCCATTGAACTACGGGGACTGATGTTTTATCCTAAAATTATCCTGCCTGGTTCCATCAACGGGCCGGCCTGCTGGATCATCGGTATGTGGTGGTTGTTTGCATTCCACTCAAAATCCGAGTCGCCCACCCTGGATACTAGAACTGCACCTCCGGGGAGCTCGATGCACATCACGAGAAGTTTCCCGTAAGTGTCTCGTATCTCCACCTTTGTGACGCCAGCTTCACCTGGCTTCTCCAGAGATCCTGTTTTTAGACTTACTGTCATTGGGGTTGCGCCGCCTGCTGTCCCTGAGCCTGCTGAGCCTGGGCTCCGGCAAGCATTTGCTCGAGCTGAGCCACCCTTTCCTTCAGTCTGTCTGGGTCCTGACTGGCTCCTTCTGCTGCCTCCGGCTTTTTCTCGCCGGAGCTACCGGACGAAGGCAGAGCCGATCTCATCTCCGAGATAGCATTTTGGACCGTGACTAGAGCTCCTGAGATCTCCCCGTGCATCTGCTCCAGCATCGCCACCACATCGTCGAGGGTGACCCCCCCGGGGGACACTGCATTTGAATTTGCATCTTGCTGAACCGGTGGCGCCTGACCTGAGGCGGCAGCCGCTTGGACTTGCTGCTGGGTCTGCGGAGACGGGACGAAGGCTCGCTTCATGGTCAGGATCTCTCTGACGCCCTGGATGCTGGACCCGCTTACCTGTTTGGGGGAACCTTCTCCTTGAGCTCTGAGCTGATCATTCGGGTGTGCCATCTTACACGTTCGCCTCAATATCAGTTTTTTGAAAGGGGGCGTTTTGGAATCTTTTGGCTGCCTCTTTCGCCATGGAAATGGCCCCCTTCATGTTTCGGTGCCCCGCGATGAAGCCCTCTTCCCTTGCGAACATTGCGCCGTTTTTGACATCACTGCCCGTGGCGGCGTCTAGCTTTGCCCCTCTTAGCCCCCCCCATTCTTTTGGGAGCGGGCTATTTGACTCCCACGACCCGAGACTCAGGGGGACTGATTTGACGAGCCAGTAGTGCCCGCCCTTGGATGGGAATACCACAAACCTGACGCCTCCCTTCTTTATGATTGCTCTCTGCCATGGAACGAAGGCGGGCAACAGAACGATACCGCTCGAGATCATTGACGCGTCTCTGGCCTCTAGCGCATCGGCGATGACCCTTGACGCCAAAGCTTCGGAGGCTAGGTGAATGATCTCACGTTGCATCATCTCGGATACGACGTAAACCGATCGGACAAAGATGGTTCGGATCGATAGACCTCTTTCCAGCCAAGAGAACGAATATCTTGCCATGATTCTGTTCAGGGTTGGGGAAGTCGTCGGGCCCCAAGTGACATCGACTCCATCTGGGTCACCTGGCTTCAGCCACTTCATCTTCCCCTCTTCGTCTTTGGACGCAGTCATCTTGTAGTTGGTGTCTACCGCGTCTACTGGCGCCACAAAAAACCGATCAAATTCTCTGGCGACCTCCTCGATGATTTTTGGGGCCAAAATTTCGGGGTGCGTCACCGCGATTTTCTGGCTTAGAACTCGGGCAATAGCGATTTTGCCGTATCTGTCCCAAACCAAGCCGGCTGAGGCGTAGGGGATCCCAGATTGTCTGATCTTCCCTTCAGTCCCCGATTTCCACTGATGGTGATCAAACCTGCCGCTGTCCGGGTCATACACAGACCCGACGTCCACAAGAATGTCCATCTTGCTTAGAGCGTCGGATCTCCGGGTTCTAATCACGGCCTCTGGGTTTATACCAAGTGCGAGCACTAAGGTTCCCACCCCGACTACCTCGTCCAAATGGCACGACCCTGAGTGAGTCGCTACTTTAGGGAAGCCGTCATTATTTTGAAAAAACTCTTCCTCTCCGAGTTCTCCTTCCCAATCTTCTCTGGGTTCGTCTGTTTCAGTCATCTGTGTTGTTGTTTTTTAATCCCGGGGTTCATATCCGGAAGTTTTGTTGGTTTGTCGTTATACCGAAAGAGGACCAGGCCCCAGACCAGACTCGCGATTATCATGATCACGATCTTGAACTTCCACCTCCTCCTGTATTTGGCTTCGACTTTCTCGATCTCGGCCTCTGTCTTTGCTGTCATCAGCTCCAGAGATTTTAGTATTCCAAAGTCTGGCATTTTTATCCTCTTTCTTTTTGTTTACCCAGTCGACTCTACTTCTTCGATTTTGGTCCAGGCCTCCCACCTCATACTGCGGAATTGATTAGAGCATTTGTTCCTGACAAAGCAGGTCTGGCATTTCCTTACCTCTATTCTGCGGTCAGGCTTAAATCTCTCGGGTGCAAAATCCGAACGCTCCTCCTGCTTCCACACGGCTTTTCCTCCGCATAGAAATGTCGAACACCGCGGCGGACTGCTCTTTACCATAGCACCCCCTCCTTGCTGGTCACCACGCCACCAGGCCTGCTTACAGGAACAAACGCTTGTTCTCCGTTGCTAAACGTCCCTGTGCTGTTGAGTGCCTGCTTGTGGAAAGCTTTGTGAAGTTCTTTTTTGAAGTTGTCGCAAATCATCCGAGTCCAGTTTTTATTCCTGGAGTAGTCCATCGCATGGTTTTCACTACAATCAGAGGGCTCTCTAGGGGCCAGGCAAATCGATATCAACCCGTTGTATTCCGCGACGGAGATCTCCGCTGATCCATTCTCGAGGACGACGTGATTTTCTCTTCCCTCCCATCTGTCCGCTACTTCGAACGATGGATACCTAAATTGAATTACCGTCACCAGATATTCCAGAAAATCGCTAAACTCAAAAAAGGAGAAGCTGTCGTCTTCGCTGTTCTCTTCGCTATCATCTTCGGGTTCCTGCTCTTGATCCCATGTAAAAGAGATCCCGTGTAAGTATACTGTTTCGTAGGCATTAGAATGCCTTGACACTGATCTTGCCATTTTTGTTATCCAATTTTTATAGGACTGTCGATTGCGATAGCCCCTGATTTGTAAGCCTCAACCGCTTCCTCCCTCGTTTTGAATGTCAACACTTCCGAGCTTTTTGGATTTGGCTTTGTAGCATTGAACAGGCCTAGGATGAATTCCTGACTTGGAATGTAATGCGGCTTCCTCTTCGAAATCGAAAGAAGGTTTTTGCTCGGAAACATTTTCTCTCGAATCTCCTTGATGGCTTCCGGCGAGATGGGCACATGGACGTTCATTTGGTCTCCGTCGAAATCTGCATTGAACGGATTTACGACAAGAGGGGAAATCCTAATGGCATTCCCCGGGACTAGGATTGGATCAGCCCCGGCGATCGAAAATCGGTGAAGTGCCGGATCCCTGGAATACATGGCGGGGCGGTATTTCATCTCCTCGAGCAGGAAGTTCTTCGCAATCGGAGTCCTTTCTTCGATCTGCCTCGCAGCCTCGTTGGGTTTCATCCCGGCTCTGACCATTCTTCCCATCGTAAAAGGGGAGTAGGAGGTCCAGGCGATATCCTCAGGCAAGCCGACCTGGTCCATGTTCAGTCTGGCATCCGGGACGATTACTGAGCGCCCCACGGTATTCACTGGGTGACCCAGGACTTTTGACATGAACAGTCCCGCCTTCGGTCCTTTGCCGTCCCCTGTGAGAGCCTTCAAGAATCCTTTGATCCCTTTTTCTCTTGTCTCTGCATGGATTGGATCTCCGACACCCTGGATCGCTTTCACGGCGTCATAGATCGAAAGTCTTTCGTCCATCAAGTCCGCGTCAGGTAGGATTTCTCTGTTCGATCGATAAGAAGCTCGAGCGTTCAGGAGGTCTTTGTAGAGGTAATTGGAGTCTGACACGATGGTCATGTCACCCATCTTCACAGCGGGACGGAATGCCGGCGGCATCACTGGGACCTTGGAAATCATCATATCTCCTGCCGACAACCCGGCATTCCGAAGCCCCTTGATGGCTTTGAGCTTCTTGAGCGCGTCGTTCCTGGCCGAGCCTCTCGTTGCCTTCACTGTCTCCAAAGAAGCTTTCTCCGCGGCCGGAAGATCGATGCTGTCCAGGGCCTTCTTCAGTGCCTTGGTCCCTGTGCCTCCCTGGTAGGGCTTTTCGCCCGAGAGGACCGACCTCATCCCTTTTGAGGTGAGGCCTAGAATCGCCCTGAGTGAATCTTCCATCACCGGATTGGGAATTGGGTCATCGAGTTTAATCACCCCCCATCCCCTTTGCTGTGGCCCTCCAAAAATCGAGTAGTCAAAAAGACCCCCTTTGATTGGCTCTCCGGTCTTGTCGTCGATCGTGTCGAATGAGTTCACCTCAATCGGGCGAAGCTCGTCGACGTCCTTGTCCGTCATGGCCGAGATGCTAACTGTCCTGTCGTTTTCGTTCACCCTGATTCCAGCCGCCCTTAGCGTGTTGAGATACTTCTTGTAGATGAACGGGACCTTTGGCGGGTTTGGAAGCGGCTTCCCGGAGGTGATACCTTTCCAGATCTCCGGATCGTCGACTCCGCGGTAGACGTGGGCATCTCTGAGAACTTCTGTGGCGCCATACCCGGCCAGCGCCGTATTCATGAGGCCTCCCAGTCTTTTGGCTCCTTCCGCCCCTCCTTTCGCTGGTTGCTCGTTGATGTCTGTGGCTCCGTCATCCCGGGCCGAGATTTTACCTTCAGCCATGTGCTCGAGCTTCATGAAGTATTGAACTCCAGTCATCACGTCGTCAATCTTCCTCCCTGTCTCCTGGTCTGTGAGCGTCTCGTTTGGTTTTACGCCAGCGGCGAGCAACTGCTTCTTCACGTAAGCCAGGGTGTCGCCGTCTGTTCCGTCTTTCAGGACAAGCCTTTGGCCGGTCTTTCGGGCAATCTTACCGAGTTGGGCCTCAAATACCATAGCCGGATTCACCCGGCCGATCAGGGCAGCTGGGTTGATAAAGATCTCGATTGGATCCCCATTTTCGTCGACCGGCATTTTGTTGTCAGGAATCACCTTCCCGATAACTCCCTTGGCGCCTTGGCGAGCCGAGAGTTTATCTCCAACGGCCGCCGGGGCATCATATTTGATATTGATCCTGAATCCTTTCCTCCCTGAGAACGAATCAGTCACGAAACCTTCGTGCGCTTTTTCCCAGACCTGGGAATTGTCGTCGAAGGCCCCTTTCATCATCTTCCCAAGATTTCCGAGAGCAGAGTCCTTGGACGTGACGAGTTTTGGCCGAAAAGAGAGAGCTACCGGATCCCCGGGATTGACTACAGACCCGAGCTTCAGCATCCCGTTGTCGTTAAGTTTGTCCAGTTGGTCGCGTGTGTATCTGCCCGGGAACATTGAGAGAAATCTCTTCTTTCCCACAAGGTCCCCTCTGGAGGTGTCCACTTCGACTTTAGCCAGATGAGACGAGGTCAGCTTCCGAGCTGCGGATTCCGACACTGCAATAGAATCTTCGAATGAAGATCCGCCTGGTGCCGCAGCAAAGGCGACTCTGAGGTTTCGCCCTAGGGCCAAGTCTCCGTCAGGGGTGACGTAGTTGTTTTTGGCTATGGGCTGGCCGGCAAGGATCTTGTCCCCGATTTTTACCAGAGATGTTTCATGGACAAACGTCTTCTTTGCATTTGGAAAGTATTCATAAAGCTCCTCGTTCCAGGTTTTCCCGTCAGCTCCTTTGAACTTGATAAAGTCTTTCCCGATGTTCACGACTTCGCCGTCTTTTCTTGCGTTTCGGAGCCCAATTTTCCGCCCAAGAATTCTGGAAGTGCCCTCTCCTGTTTCGTCGTCGTAAGCGTCCACCAGCGGGGCCTCCTGCTCGGATGTCGGGACCGCCTGGGTAAAATATTTGGCGCTGATGAAAAGCCTGGACCCCTTCATATTGAAAGCTCCGGGAATCAGGTTACTCGCGTCGGCAAACATCTGCCTGGATCCTATCATCTCGTAATCGGCATCTGACTTGTGAATCATGTCTGTCCCCTTGCCGGTGAAGGCCGGCAGGAGAGGGTCCGTAGTTGGGGTTGGGTCCATTCCAAGACCTTAGCTTACTGACCCGTTTCTTCAAGCCTGCGGATTAAAAGGCCGTCTCCCTGAAGTTCCCCATCATCTCCTTATAGTCCCTTTCGTGAAGTTAGGAATAGTCCCAGATCTTGGATGTCTGCTTTTTTGTGGGAGTCTTTGATCCGAAGCAGTGGAACCCGGTGAATGACTTCGACATCTTGACTGCATCCCAGATGAGACCTTCAGCCTCCTCTCTCCTGCGTTGCCCAAGCTCTTCCCGGTCCCGCCCATGCATCAACGCACCTTTCAAGGGCCGGTAGCCCTCAGGCGGCTCCCAGTGATCATCCTCGAGGCAAAGCTCGTTCACTCCCTTGAAGCATTTCCTGCCTTCGATGATTTCCCGCTGGCTGTCGAGCGAGATCGGTTCCTCGCCGTCCACGATGCACTCAAGGACCGAGAGGGCCCCTTGATGGTCACCCTCGTGCCACCGGTCCCGGACGTGCTCCGTGATAAACTCTCCCGAGATCGAAAATGACACTGATGCTGTGGTCATCAGGCGTCAGGCTCCTTGTGTCTCCTCAGAGCTTCTGCGTGATACTCCGAACCCATGTCTGCAATCTCCCGCACAAAGGCAATTGCATCCTTGTCATTCAGGAAGGTCTCGGATTCGTCCAGTCTTTGGATTTCGTCGCCGTTGAATAACCCCCAACCTTCTCCTGAGGCCCGAGCGTTGTCGAATTGGCAATCGGGGTCTTCTTCCGGACCTTCGTCCGGAGCCTCCATTATAATATCTGCCATCGCCTTAGTTTGGATCCCTCTTTTTAGGGCTTCCCTGTCCCTCCTCCACCGATATAGACTGACGACACTGGCAGCCGAGACTTCCTGGGACCTGGACAAATGCCAGATTTCCTCGACCTCCTCTTGTGGGAGGTTGTCGACAATGACTCCATAGTCAGTTTCCACGGAAAACAGGCCTGTCCTCTTGTCGTGGCTAATCACAATGGCGTTGCCGAATCTTCTGCCGTCCTTGGTAAATAGTAGCTGTCCTTGATATATCATTTTTCTTTTTCTTGGGTTTTGCTTTTAAGGTCTCCGTATTGCCGATCCGAATTCTGGACTTTCTTCTTCTGGCAGCCCGATTGCTCTTACCGCCTCTAGAGACATAAATACAAATTTGTTTCCATCCGTAACTGCTGCGTTGAAGATTTTGTTGAAGGCCTGAAACTTCATTCTCCAGATCACTGGGTGAAGATTTTTGAATATTTTTTCGAGATCGTCATCGATGTTTATTCTCCCGCTGCTATCTATAAACCCGTGCCTTTCTGTCTCTTCCTCTGTTAGATTTAAGCACCTAATCGTAACGTAGTCCTCCTCTGCAAATTTAATGCACGCCGAACATGGATTGCTAGACGCTATTATGTGTCTTGGGGCGCTTGTAGCCGATTCCGGCATCTTGAGCTTTTGCTTAAGTCTGGGTGAGAGTCGTCCAAACAAAATTAGCGATTCGGTTTCTCCACACCAAAAGCAGACGCTCAGTGACGGGTTTACTCCGTGGTTTGGGTCAATAATTATATCCATAGTCTTTGTGTTATCGTTTAGCCTTCGTCACCAGTCATACACTCTTAAGAGCGGTATTGTCGGGCCGTCGGCGTCAAATCTTAACCAGAAGTCTCTGACATCTTCTTCTGGTTCTCCGTGAGACCCTATCGTTATTTGAGTTCTCAGCATTGACCTGATTCTCTCCGTGCAATCCAAAACACTGTCAGGTAAATCTGTGTAACGGGTAACGTCAGAATGAACCATATAGCCATACCCAGTTTTAATCACGTCCCCGAAGTCGCTACATCCATCTAGCGCGTCGGGACCGCTCAGGTGAGATGTAGAGAGCGTGATGACTAGGTCCACCTGTATGAGAAGTGAATCCAGGAAGTCGAACATCGATGTGAAAGGATCCTTATCACCGGGACCCATAAAGCCATAATTTCTTCTTGATGGAGGCAAAGCTGGCTCTGGAGTGGGAGGCAATTGAGCCCGGACAAGAGAAATGTGAGGGCCCTGGTCTTCCAGGTCGTCAATGTCATCGTTCAGGCCAGTCATAGGACTTTGCCTCCTTATTCCAGCTGATCATTTGGTAGCTCACGCTGTCAATTTCAAAAACCCTTTTGTTCTCTGTCTTCTCCGTTGCTTCATGCAGCCTGCCAACCCAGATCATTCCGAGGTCCCAATCCTCATGTCGATCGGCGCTGACAACCACTCCGACTTGGAACCGACCATCAGGAAGTTCCTTTATCATCTCGTTGAGGGGCTCACATCCGTTCTCGTGAGGGTAGCCTCCCTCCTCCGCCAGGTAATACCCGGCGGCGGCAATGTCATCAAGGGTCTCCTCTTCGTTTTCCGAGTAAAGGAAAAACGGATGCCCATCCGATTGATTCATGTGTTCGGTCACGTCTTCTACCGTGAATTCTGGCATTTTAGTCTAATTTATTTTTTGGTTTGTCTGGTCCTTCGGCGGCGGAATTACAGAGCTTTGCCCGCTCTCCACTCTTCCATCTCGAGATCTGAGACTCGAAACCAAGTCTGAACCCAGAATCCGTCTTCCGATCTCCTGACTTGAGCATCTTCGTCGATCAATTGTTCAGGGTCGTCGTCGAATACCCACTTTGCGAAGTCCTTTGCTTGGCATTCAGCTTCTGGTTTGTTTGCGGTAGGATCCCAAACTGAATCCAGGAAAGGGCATTCAGTCTCTCCTGAGAGGATCCTGACCAAGTCGCTTGGCCGGACTCTTCGATAATTTTCGAAATCTGCATTATCGGCTACGTGGAGACGCTCATCATAGTCGACAGCCCTCACTCGAAATCCGGAGCACAATCTGGGAAAGGGGGTGTCAAAAGCATTTTCGTTGGCGACAAAAATGTATCCCACGAGCATAAAGCCTGAAAACGCAGAGCCGCCTCTTGATCCAGGATAGCCGGTATTTTTGATCAAGGGGATCCGAAAAGTAGGAAAGTTCCAGTCAAGCAGATCACTTGCGTAGATCATTTGATTATCGATCAAGACCTGCCGAAATTTCTCACACTCCTCATCCATCCTGCCCTTTACCGTGCCGTAAATAGAAGGCATCAGAAATCCAATGACTAAGGACGTGAGCCCTCCGTCTAACCTTGTCGCTGTTTCGCTCTCGGAAACAGACAGGTCAACCTGCCATTTTATCGGCCCATCTGCCAATCCGGAAAACGGAAAGTTAGGGAGTTTGAATTCCTCGAGAGATATGGACGCTTGATTTACCGACACGACCTTGTGGGTCTTCGATTGAAGCAAGAAGGTGCCCTGCACAGGGGAAGTCCCCTTGATTCTGACGACCCCGGGGTTGTCACAGTTTCCGCCTAGGACGATACCTAAGGATATGTCCTGAATTTTTGTTCGATGTATTTTAGCCATTAGCCATGGAATTTAGGGAATAGAACTCTGCGTCCATAAATCTGAGAGGGGGTCCTCCAGACTTTTTTCCCCGTCCTGGCGTCGATCAGCGGAATGAAGACCTGATTGTTCGGTCCTTTTCTCGCTGACGATATGAGCCTTTGGTCAATGCCGACCATCCCCGATTCCGGAGTCCTGACAACGTCCACCACGCCCAATTGCGACGGGTGAACATTCCTGGCCTCAACTGGAATCGATTCGCTGCTTCCAATCCCACCTTCACCAATCTGCGTGATGCGGAATCTGGCGTCCCATAGGTCAACTGGATTGACTCCACCGACCGCCTGAGACAGGCTGTTGCCGACTATGAGACTCTCAAGTTGCGGGGTGAAGTGCCCCGACTTCAGGCCTTTCAGCGACCCATTGTATCTTGATCGGAATAGTAGAGTCCGGCCGATCTGGCCGGCGTCTTTAGCTACCCTCTCTTCCATGAAGTCATCCACAGTGTGGAAGGCCTGGTTCGCCTTGTCGTCTCGGTCATCCACGTCGGCCTCTCCCCTATTCATGGCGAGGAGCTTGCTGGTGACGTCTACAATTGTGTCTGGTCCGAAATTGGAATGGCTATGCCCAAGATTCCTCATCGAGATCTCTGGGTCAATTTCCATCTTGCTCAGTTGCTCCACTACGATACTGGCCCTTTCTTTTGTCAGGGCGTCCCCCTTGCCTCTCGGTAAGTCTGCCTGGGCCGGGCCGAACGATGAGGTCAAGGCCGCCAACTTAGGGCGAGCGGCACCGGGGATGGAGATTAAATCCCCAGCTCCCATCTCGGTTTTTATCAGCCTCTTGACCCCACTGGGGACCGATCCCTTCAGTGTGTGAATCCTGAACCCGGAAGGTTTGTGTGTGATCCCTGAGATTCCTTTATCTTCGGAGTCCACGAAGAACTCATCAGGCACCTCTCTCATGAGAGCGGTCAGGATTACCTGCTTCTGCTTGTAATTACCGCGGTCAGATTCTTTCTTTGCGGAAATTAGAAGGTCGACCGCCCTTGATTGAGCCGTCTTCCTTTCTGATGCCGGAGACTTTACGTCATCGCTGGTTATCCAGTTCCTGAATTCCTGAATCGTCATCGGGGTAATGTTTCCGCACTTCCACCCCGCATTGAAATTTGAAAGATACAGATCTTTTGCCTCTTGGCGATTCTTTGTCCCGAACACAATTTTGTGCTTGTCAAACTTGCCACTCCCCTGAGTGACCTGATCTATGATAAAGACTATTTCAGAGCTTAGGTCTGGGCCCAGAAATACATCCAAGTGGTCTCCGTCGGCTCCGACTGTCCCTTTGATGTAGCCGTAGTCGCATTCCATTTTAGAGCTCCACCGGGCTCCGTTGGGTGCTATCCCGGATCTGATTGAGCCTTTCGGGTTCTCGATCGTAATCGGGAGCCCGTCGATGCGGACATGGCCTTTCGCGTAATTTCCTGCGACGGCTCGAGCGTCGGATGGATTTTTGTCGACCATCCTTCTGGCCTGAGATAGGGCGCCTTTGTTGACGCTGAAGACGTCTTTTTTTCCGGGAACCACAATCAAGGCTGCTGCGGTCTTCCGCGGCCCATCGACAGAATCTCCACTGTCTTCTGGTTCTTCGTCCGGGATAGACAGGTCATCGGCAATTGCCGCGGCCTCCATCCTCTCCCTGAATCGATTAGCCCTGGTGCCGACCACCTTGTCGAAAAATTTATCAAAAGCCTTGTCGTCGGCCCCTTTTGAGTTCTGCTCCCAGACTTTTTCCCCCCATCTTTGCTTTAGGATGTCGTCGCTGACCCCGACTCCTTTCAGAATTGGGTAGAGTTTGATCCTGGAGTTCCCAATCATTGCTCGGAAGACTCCTGTCTCCGGCTCCATAAAAACCCTCATGGACGGTCCAGTCCCGGGTTTCGGATTCACGTGGGCCTCGAGTTCTCCATTCTCTTTTCTCCTGGAGTATACCCCAGGCCGCAGCCGGGTCTGGCTTGAGACCATGTATTCAGTCCCGTTATTGATGAAGGTCCCTCTCTCTGTCAGGTATGGGACGTTTGCGACAAGATGCTTTTTCTTTGTGTCGAGGAGTTCCCCGGTCACCTTATTGATCATCTTGAAGTCTCCCCTAAGGGGGACCGAGAGTCGACCTCCGGACATCACAGCTTTCTTCTCGGATACTGGACCGTAGTAGAGCTTGTCCTCGTCGTAACTCAGATTAGAAAGTTCGATCCTGACGTCATTGTCCTCAAGTGGGAAGCGAGTCTCAAAGGCGCTTTTGGTCCTGTCCAGTATTGACGTGCGCAAAGCGTCCGTATCGTAAAACGATCGGAGCTGTGATTCGTCAATTTCTTGGATCTTGTCGCCGTTCATAGCTGCCAGCGTGCTGAAGCTTAGCCTGTGATGGGCAGGGGATGGGCGTCAACTCCGATATCCATGAGGTCCTCTTCTAGGCCCAAAGATACCTCATCTGAATCTTCCCTGGCGGATTCCCCAATTTCTTGCTCCCGAGAGTCATTGGACCTCCGGGAAAATTCTTGAAGATTGAGGGCTATCAGTGTGTTTTGCAGAACCGATGCTGCGCCCTTCATAGACCGAGCTTCGCCGATCGACACACTGGACATCAACAAGTCTGGATTTTTCTCTCGGAATTGTTTCCGGTTTTCGCTGATGTAAAGGTCGTCGAGGTCCCGCTCTTTTTGGAGCCTGCTCCTGTGCGTCAGAATTCCTGCCGCCACGGTAGTCAGGACCATCCCCCCAACCGCGAAGTCAGTGGCCCTGGAGAATTTATCCCCAAAGGACATAACGGCAGCTTTCCTTGAAGGCTCGGAACCCGAACCAGTTATCTTGTCGAGCCCCCCTTTTACAATATTTGGGAGATCGGATACTGAATCTGATACCTCATCTGACACCTCATCGACCACGTCCCTCTGAGGGACGCTCTCCTGCCCCCGGGTATGGGTGATCTTGTCCAGGTGCCTTGACTTCACAGTCCGAATTTCTCTCTCGAGCTGAGATTTCTCTCGGTTGTCCAGGTAGTTCGAAAGGATAGTGTAAGTTGCGACCCCGGGCAATGTCATTGCGGCAATTGAAACCGGGAGGTCCCAGGTTACGGGTCCTCGCGGAACTCCACCAAACCAGCCCCCCTCGGCAGAGAAGGTTTTCGACGCGACCTTTCGGCCCTCTTCCTGATCACCTTGTTGGGCCTCGGAGGCTGATCTCGCCTCAATTTTAGGAGCCGAGAGGAACTTCTTTCGGTTCCTCTCTTCCAGCTCTCCTCTGACGTCCGAGACCGCCTTCACCCCGAGCGCGATTGCCACTCCTTTTGCGGCCGAAATGGTTCCGTATCTTGCGAGCCTGTCTTTGACTAGGCTGTAGACTCCGAGTCTGGGTTGGGAATTGGGCATCGTAATGAATTGCTGGTTACTGGTTGCTCAAGCATCACCCTCTGGTCTGGTTGAGTCAACCGACTTGGGACCGGATCTTTTGAGCTTACGCCTGTCCACAACATCGATTCTCTCCCTTTTCACCGCCGCCTCCGCTACGTCTCCCGTCCGGAGAACTATGATAGCCCGATAACCAAGCGGGGCGTTAGGGTCCAGAATAATGACCGGTGGAGCATCTTCCATGACCACGATCCTTTTTGATTTTGGGTGGCAGATGGTTTCAATCTCCTTTGAGTAAGCTGCGGCGTCCTCCGGTTTTGCCAAGTCAAAGACCACCGTCCTGATCTTCGCGTAATGCCTTACTACCTTCTCCTCTGTGTTTCTCGGACCGGGAAGAATGCCGTTGGTTGGGTCGGTTTGGACTTTGTTGAACTCCCCTGCGCCAAACCCTTCTTCTGGCTCGGCCTGATCTCGGGTTTTTTCAGGGTCTTCTTCGGCCTCGTCAAAATGGCTGTCAAAGCTGGTCGCAAATACGCTTTTGCCTCCAATAGGCGGGGGCCCTTCGGCCCTGTCAGCTTCTTTGGCTTCCTGGGGCTGAGAGCCCGATCCTTCGAGGTCTTCTTCTAGCAAGTCAGTCAGCATCCCTCGAAGCTCAGGCGGCATCTCGTGGTCGGCTTCCTGGTTCCCACCTTCTGTATCAAGTTGATCCTGCGTCATCTCAGTCGAGGAGCTCAACCAAGGAGCCATTTTGTCCCTTGCTGTCAGGCTTAGGGGCTTTTGACGTAGTAGACCTGGACGCAACGTCGGGGCTTGATTGGGACGACTGCGGCTCTGCCTCCTCTTCTCCCGGGATAGCAAACCCGCCCCTGGACATGGCGATATCGGAGATTGCCCGAAGCCTCTCCCTTGTGTTCGCAACACTCGGACTTCTTCGTTTGCTGGCTGCAAGCTCGAGTCTGTGGTGCGCCCTGCCGGACATATCGCCGACTACTGCTGCAAGCACTGGCGGGGCCAGAAGCAAATACGGGGCTGCCTTTAATGCGCCCTCGATCATGTTTGCCTGTTTCATCTGGCCCGTGCGATCGCCGAAATGACTTCGAATGCCAGACTGGATGGCAAACCTTCTGTGTTTTTCGGAGTATTCGCCCCCCTTGATTAGATCGCTGATAATTTGTGACTCGTTCATTTATCTGTAAGTTTTGAATCCTGGGGTGTAAGTCCAACTGTCGGACCTTTGGTTCTCTAAGACTGCTCCTCCGATCATAGCTCCAACGACTGCGGAGATTCCTCTTTGAACTGGCCCGGCGCCGGCGGCTCTGGCTGCAAAATAACCAGCTATGGCTCCTCCGCCCTGGTGGATTAAAGAGTCCATGGACGCTGACCTGCCAGATCCGCGTGTCGCTTCGTCGATCTGACGGAACATAATCCTTTTGGTCTCAAACGGGATTGCCGAGTCAGCCATGACCTGCCTTTTTAGTTGATCGTCTGACGCCCTCCAGGCTGCCTTTTTTTCCGCCCACATACGTCCTAGGCTCACTGACAGGTCTTTAGGCGGCGGACCGTGAAGGAGGTCGTTCCAGGGACCAGGAACCTGCGGCATTCGGGCCCTGACTCTGGTCTCGATGTCGCTGCCCGGCTTGACCAGAAGTTTCTGAATCGACCCTCCCGGAAGCAGGGGTTCGGACCCTCTCTCCGGGACAGACCTTTTAAACAACGACAGATGCTTTCCGATCGTAGACTTCGGATTGTTTGCCGCTGACACCGCGGCGTTAGTCAAGGCTGATGTTCCCAGTCCTGCGGCGGCGCCGTAGAGCCCCCGCCTGAGCCTCCTCCTCCTTGCTTCGTCTGGGGTCGCTCCTGGGTCGTTTAACCCAAATCTGTCCATTGCCACGTCAGACGCCATTCCCAATCCAGCCCCGATGGCGGTTGCTGCAGCCAGAGATCCAACGACTGATCCTCCTTTCGGCGGGGCTATGGGGGACAGAAGGAAATCCCCAATCCCGTAACCCTTTGCCAATTTCTGTCTTGTCGTGATCATTCTTGGTTTTCCCAGAGAATACTATTCGTTCCTGGCGAGCTCAAGACGTTTCTGATGGCTTTCGGGTCTGACTTTGTCGGCCTTGGCCCTTTTTGTCACTCACTGTCATCGATATCATGTTTGTTCCACCTAGCACCCAGAGAATACTCATCCTGGATCCCTGCCGAAAAGCCGGGAATCATTTCGGTGAGTTCCGCTGCGCCCAAGATTTCCGGGCTGTCGATGAGTCTGACCTCCTTTACTTTGGCTGGGCAGCCTTCTTTCTCGAGGGCTGCTACACGAGATTCTGCTCCCGACTTTGTCAGCCACACAGAGTCGACTGGTTTTTCCCAGTTATCCGCAATTACGAGATGCAGCCCTTTAAGCATTCTCACCCCTCCTTCCAACCTAAGGGTTATCCCCAGCTCAACAATGGAGCGACTGACCAATATTCTGCTATCTTTTGACATAATTATCCTTCATCCCCATCTGGGGGGTTTACGAGTATGGGTTCAAACCATTTTTCTTTTTTCTGTTGCCGGCCCTTTCCGAAAGATACGGTATGGATGTGTCCGGCCCTCCAATGGGTAACCACTTTTTTACCACTTGGCTCTAGCCCTGGCCCTGGCGGACTTTGATAAGTTACCCTCCTCTTGTATGACGCGCCTATTGTCCTTGGAGTCCTGACGTCAACCTGACCAGATTTCCGGCTTCTTATGGTTCCTGTTTTTGAACTTGAACCCATTAACTCTGGCCGCATTGAGGCGATGAGGCATAAGTTAACTGCCGCCGAAACTGTAGTTATTATGTGATCCCTACTGACGGGTTCGATCTCCTGCCCATCTCCTGTGCTATGGCCGAAGTTGGCGTTTCTGAGCCTCTCTATGGCCTTTCCAACTTGACATGCTCCGTCTTCTACTTGGATTGGTATTGACGTTATTACCCGGCTTCTATTGCATGCATGCACATTGACAAACCTCAGTTCATTGACATTTACGACGTGGACAAAAAGATGAGTAATTTCGACATCGGCCGAATACGTCAACCCGCGAAGGTCGGACATTCCTTTTGGGACAACGAATGTCATCGATTTGAATGGCATCGGAGTCAGGTCCATATTCCAGACTTCGGGGGGTTTTGTTCTAAGGGCAGCGTCATACATTTGTCGACCTACGATCCAAAATGGAAAATCGTGTAACTGCCCAGCTACAAAGGCCATTAAGATATTCCTGTCATCGCCGGCCATGATGGATTTCATCCGCATGTGAGCGATCTCGTAGCTGACCTTCTTTCCCTTAAATTCCGGACCAGAGATATCCGAGGTCCCGGCTTCTAAGCTCTGAGTATGACTCCGAAACCTTTCGGTCACCATGGCTCCCCTGGCCATAAAGGCCGCTACTGGTCTCACTCCATGTGACCAGTTCGGACAATCCCATTTGATTTTTTTGAATACCTCAAACCATCCCTTGTTGTTTTTTGCGGCAAAATTTTCGTAAATATCTTCGCATTCTCTTTCCTGCTCACGAAACGCGGAATCCGTTAGGGTCAGGCAGCTCAAGGTGATTAAGCTCGAGCATTCTGACAATGGGTAGATCTCCGTTCCGGTGGACTGAGTCCCGGGAAGCTTCCGAAACATATCGGCAAGATTCAATAAGTCTCCGCTCTTAATGAATTTGCTTATCTCGTGGATCCATATCCCAGTTAGTTCCTTGATGGCCTCCGCAATTTTTACCGCCTCTGCGTCTTTGTATAAACTCCTGAACCTCTTGTCCAATCTTTCGAGTTTGCTGGTCATGAGATCAGGTAAGCTTTTGTTGATGCTGCCACGTCCGTTGTCGTGACTTCTATTGTCCCGTCAAATTTCATTGTGTGGAACGTGACGTTGGGAATCTCGAGGATCTCATCCCCGCGAGCGTCTGTTAAAACCCCTTCGGCCATGGACATGGTAAATCCCTCCGGGAAAACGCGGCCTTCGATTTTAACACTTTTGGTAAATACGTATTTCATATTTTTGATAATTTTGCAATTGAGCCATGAAAAAGGGGCCGACAGTGAAGTCGGCCCCTTTCTTGCTCTTTTTTCTTGGGGCTCGCCCAATTCCTCCGCAAAGCTGAAGATCAGCCGTTGGTTTTTTTGGGGCTCTTCACTATCTTCAGCTCTGTCGGCGCTGCCTTGTCGGCTGCTGCCTGCTCGGCTGCCTTGTCGGCTGCTGCCTTGTCGGCTGCTGCCTTGTCGGCTGCTGCCTTGTCGGCTGCTGCCTTGTCGGCTGCTGCCTTGTCGGCTGCTGCCTGCTCGGCTGCTGCCTGCTCGGCTGCCTCGTCGGCCGCTGCCGGTTCGGTTGCGGATTTCACCCCAGGCGTCACGGACAGAGAAGGAGATGGTGGGTTTTTGTCGGCGTTCGGTCTTTCGATGACCTGAACGTATAGGCTACCCACGGATGATCTCTGGATCCTGCTGTCTTCCGCGCCGGAAGGTGAGCCATTGTCGTCTTCGGTTTTGGTTTCTGCGGCTTCGGCTTCTGCGGCTTCGGCGACAAATGAGTTGAAATTCTGGACGAGCTTCTCGATCCCATTTTTGACTGCGAGGCCTTGTCTCGACGTCGAGATTAGATGGCTGTCAAATTTTAGAGCTGAGATGAAAATGCCGCCTTGCCGATTCTGTGAAATGATGATGGATACCATGTTCCCATATTATCTGCCTATGCTCGGCCTGTCAAGGGAGAGATCCGACAGGACAGCCGGCGGAGGATCCGGGAAAAGCCATTTCCACGACGTCTGCCGAGCCGGCAAACGCTGGAATAAGTAAGATCACAAGTCCTGAGTCCAAGGAGAAGACGTATCCAGATCCAAGTCCTTCGCCGCCGGCGTCGCTCAAAACCTCGATGTCCAACTTGGACACGAGTGACCCCCCGGTGATCCCCTTCTCGGATATTTCCTGAATTACCTCCTCTGCTCTATCGGTATTGCTGCCACCTGACGGATCATCTTTCCACTTTTTGAGATCCACTCCGACCGCGTCTAGGAAGGAACTTGTCGTCAAAGCTGAATTACTGGACTGGTCTACCATCAAGATTGGCAGTCCACCATTCTCCAAGATCCAGGAGATGTCGGGACCTGACATGTCCTTGATGATAGATGCGACCTTGGTGGTCGCCAAGTGCTTCGAGATCATCGTGACTCCGGCCCCGGCAACCAGAATTAAAACCGCCAGGATGGACAGTCTTTGCCAGAGACTCACAAGGCTGTAGCTTGCGCTGCGCGACATTGATTCAGTTTTTGATCTCATCTGTGTTTGGGCGGTGTGGTTTCTTTTTCTTGTTCTTCCTCTACGTCTACCCCGAGGAGGACAGATGCCTTTTTCTTCAAAACCTTGATGCTGAAGTCGACCACGGTAGTCCCTCCAAACCCCGCCATGGCAGAAATGCCAATGAGCAAGTAGATGTCCTGCCCTGCAAACCGACTCCAAAGAACCAGGGCCACTATGAAGCCCATGATTCCGCTATTCAGAATGGCGGAAACTATCTGGACCCAGGTGATGCTTTGACCACTCCTCAGAAGCGCCGCAAGGCCTCCGAGCGAGGCGAAAAGAAATATTCCGCAAAAAAAGACCCAGTGGTCGGTGCTGTAGCCCTGCTCACCGTCCTGGAATCTCCTGTCGTCAGCCTGGGCGAGAGTTGAACTCCCCGGGGTTGATTGATGCAGCCACGGTGAGGTCTTCCTATCGTCTTCCTCGCGATTTCGAAACTGGTTTTCGTTGTTCATAAGGTTACACTTGCCCGCTTAACACCGCCTGCATCCCAGCATCTTGCCCCACGCTCCTTGCCAGGCCCCTCTTCTCCTTCATTTTCTGAGTGACCATCGCATGGAGAGCCTCGTTTGTCTGCTTAATCGACCTGAGCCGTCGATTAACCTCCGCTTGTGGGATGTTGGGGTCAAGTAATTCTCCGGCTATCTGATCGGCTTGCGACACAGACTCCATTGGGTCGACGCCGCCTTGGCCGCTTTGGCCGCCCTGACTGCCCTGACTGGAATCAACGAGGGAGAGTTGCTCCATTTCGAGCTTCTCCTGAGCCTCCGTTTGTTTCCTTTGCTGGGTCATCTGCTCCTCAATGATGAGGTCTTGCTCGAGAGATGGGTCAATCCCCATCGGGCGGAACCCCGTCTCCTGCGAGACCATCTGACCAGACACAGCTTGAAGTCTCCACATTTTGTTGTCGAGATCGTCAACAATCGTAACTGATTCCATTTCACAGGTGTAGCTCCCGTGCTCCAGATACGACGTTAGAATGTCTGCCCACCATTGCAGAACTTTGTTATTCCCGTTCACAAGGTTTGACCAGCTCCGTTCGAAAAGCCTGAGCGCGACTGGGGCCGCCTGCAGTGTCATGCTGGCTCTGTAAAACTCCGGAGGAACCCCGCGAGCATTTAGAATCCGTCCTTCCTCGTCTTCGACCAAGTCTCGAGTCGAGGCGGACCTTCCCTCCCCGCCTATCGCCTGATAGTCGACTGGGAAAGGGAGCACGTGCCAGTCAATTCCACTCATCCTGTGCGTTTCTACCGCGGACTGGAAATTAGCAGCAAACTTGGACATGGACGCATTCATAATCGAATTGCCCTCTGAGTATGAACCTTGCTTTGGACTGACCAGCCTCATGGGCGTGATGTAGTCCAGCATTAGCCTCTCGTCCTGGCGCATCAGGATCTGGAGGCGAAAGAAATTCCTGAAAGCGCCCAGGATTGGAGGTGACCCCCACCCCCTGGTTGGCAGTCCAGCAAGGGTTGGCTCCTTCAGGTGAAGAACGTATTCAGGCCTGAGCTTTAATTTCTGATTCCTCCTGATGCAGTCCAGGACCGGCATTGGCAGAGTCTTGAGAAAAAATTGACTGTTGTCCCGGACCTTTCTTTTTGTGTGCTCTGAGATTGATACCCAGTATTCCGCCTCCTGGGTGATGTCGTTGAATTCGATGTGAACCTTCTTGGGGTCCCACACGACCATCTGGACCTTCTTCGGGTCTTTGTCGGGACGATCGATTGCTTTGTGCACCGTGGTTTTTTTGCACTTCCTACAGTCGAGGGTGAAGTCTCCCGTCTGAAAGTTAAACGCTGCGGTGCTGGAAGCTCCCGAAAATGTCGTCTCGGTTTTACACGTTTGGCACGAAAGAGACCGGATGAACGGAAAATGCGGAGATATGACGGCATTGCCGTAGGCCATAAAATTCACGTCAACCTGCCTGAGCTTTGAGACAGTCGTCGTGTCTCTTGTCAGGACTTCTTCAAACTCCTTCCTTTTTTTGTCGTCGCCTCCGGATAACTTGATGGAAGTCAGGAAATAATCCACAACCCTCTCTGAGCCTTTCTTGTAGGTGGGAAAGTTCTCGTAGAGAAATTCACACATTCGAAATGCCTCTGACATGGAATTGGGGACATATTCAGATGCCATGTCTCGCCAGACATCGCCAAACTTACTCCTCGCCAGCCCCGCCATCGGAATTGAGGTTGGGACTGCGATTCCGCTGGCGGACGCCCACGAATTTGATGCCGGTGCGATAGAATTGTTCATTAGCTTTTTGCCGTTACCGAATCGCTCAGGCTCAGAATCTCGTTCTCGATCGAAGTCGATTTACCCGCTTGGCATTTTCCGCACTTAGCCACTCCCGATGACGTCAAGCGGGATTCTCCGCCGCATGACGCGCACGGGGTTCTGTGGGCTTTTACGTCCCCGGTCTTTTTTGTCACCTTTCGATCCTGAGCCATGCCCGACTCTATCTTGTGATACCGCCCAGGTCAAGCTTCTCCCCGATTCAAGACAGTGACCGGTGTCGGCCTCAGGCATTTGTGCTCTCGTGGAGCGTGTGTAGGGGGGGCTTGCCCCGTCAAGGCTCTTCCCCTGAGACCTCGATAAAGACCGAGACATCCAACCCCATAATCCGAGATCTCAGTCCGGTGGAGTAAATGTGAATCTTCTCGTTGAGTTCGGTGATCAGGCACTCTTCTCCTTGCGGCATCTCAAATGAGAATGGGGATCCCGGCTTTGTGGCGATCAAAAGAGCCCCATTGTCACCTCTCGACATTTCCTCGATTTCCACCCCCTTGAGCTTCAAGTTTCCGTATTCCAAGTCGATCGTCTTCCGGCTCATTGCCTCACTTCTGGTCTGTTCGTGGTGGCTCACAGGCTGAGCTTTGGCTTTTTGGACCCTAACTTTTTTTTCTTTGATCGGCTCAACATGCACCTGGATCTCTTTGATGCTTTCAGCTTGGGGGCTTTGATCGGAGACGACAATAAGCCCTCGGTCCACCAGCTCCGGCATTTCCTCCACTATCAGGAACGGGATTTTCCCTGCTGATTCTGTGAGGTCAACGGGCCTATTGTCCATGTCAACAACGTGAAGCGTTTTATCCGTTCCGCGCCTTCTCCCCCCGGCCTGGACTTCAGAGGCTCCAAGATTCCTAATTAGGGAATTTTTCTCAATGTCGTTATTTGATGCCATAGCCTGTCACCCTCCTGTCAGTCCGGGCTTTGCCGATAGCGAGTCAGAGCCCCCAGGTCTGATTGCCTCCCCCTCCATTGCAACCGGGTCGGACATGATTTCGGTTTTGGCGTCCTGGTCGGTTATCTGTGGAGGTGCAAAAGCGTGCCCCCTGGTTTCCGACAGAGCAGCAATAGACGGTGTTCCCGGGATCTCCGAGTTCACTTCTTGGTCAAGCTTGTTCTCCAGCGCCAGGAAGCTCCCGCCGTCGGAAACCATCTCGAAGATGTCATTTTCCTCTGTCTCGATTTTTTTGATCATCTGCTTGGCGAATCTCTTCGCCGCACCTTCGGGTAATGTGGCGACCTTCTCTTCAAACCCGGCCCTTTTTTCCGCAAGGGCCATGAAATGCTCCATAGTTGTGTCTTCGATTACTCCCTGGAATCGTTGGCCTGCCTTGAGCATTGCCAGCTTGCTCGAAGCTCTTACAAACTGCTCCGAAATCTTAGTGATGTTCCTGGCCGACTCGACCATCGTTCGGCTAATCTCCACGGTGGCTTCTCCCACCTGGGACGAGATGTCAATCATCGCCGTTTCGACCGACTCACTAAGCCTGTCGATCCCCTCCCCTATTCTTGTGTTATTGTCTTGGTTTTGGTCTTTCATACTGAGTAAATTTGTGCAAAAATGTTTAAGTCTTCCCCTATCCCTGCTTGGTCCAATGATCCTATTTGTGACGACCCGGATATGTAAAATCCTGATCCCATCATTATCGGGCCATGCAAGAACACGAACCCGCCCTCTCTGATTGGCAACCTGATCTTAGGGATATCCCCCTCAATCGGATATCGATCTAAATCGAAAATTTGGATCCATTTCTCGGCGCCACCGTTGGTTACGATTAGACTGCCAAAGCGGCACCCCCTATTGGAAACCTCTACGCACAAGACGGGATCTACGGTGAAGAACTGAACCCGGAGGTCCGTAGCCATGAGCCCTATATTGGCCCTCATCTGCTCTCTTATTGGACCTCGCTTCCCGCTCTCGTCTTGCATTCCAATCAATCACCCGTGACTCGACTTGGGTCAAGACGATTCACGGGTTTCTCCGGCTACTGGCGCGAGAGATAAAAAAATGCCACTGAAGGAATAGCCCCCGCCCAACCTTACGGCTGGGGCGGGGGCATATCTTTTTTGGGAGAGATCGAGGCCTATGCGGCCTCGTCTCTCTTTGCCTGAGGCTCGACCTGAGCCTCTGATGATGTGGTTTCGGTTTCCACCGTCAGCTCCGTCTCCAGAGCCCAGGGTTCTACCGGCCCGACCGCATCTATCGGGGCATCTTCTTTCTTCGGAGCGACGCCACTGGGCGTCACCTTTGTCGTTTTCGTTGTCGTGGACGTCTCCGTCCTGGTTCTCCTGGCCTTGACCAGTTCGGCGATGGAACGCCCAAAGACGAATAGGGCCAAGGCCCCGACCAGGATGATGGCCACCGTGGCCGCCGCCTGCGTCTCGTTGCGAGATGTGTTCGCTGCCGCGGCCGAAAGGGCCGCGAAGGTTGCCGCGTTCTCGGCCCTGATGGCCGACTGCTCCGTCGCGGAGGACAGTGCCTCCAGCCTGTCGATGGGGGAACACGAGGTTCCCAGGATCGAGAATGCTACGATGGCCATAAGGCCGGTTGAGACTTTAATTGTATTCATATTTTTGGGTTCTGGTTCGGGATCGTTGCTGTCAACCGCGACGGCTATGATCCCTTCAATACATTATGGTAGTTTTAGCCTGTTTTTTCACCCCACCTCATGGCAACCATTTTGCGAAGGAGAAGGCCCCATACTTGTCCGCATTCTTGTCGCTTTCCTTGATCGCTCCGGCTAGATCCTGAATCCTGGATTCTATCCTGCTGCCCGGAGTTGCCGGAGAATACTCCGCAGCCACAGCGAGACTCCCATACCGGTCTCTCTCCATTTTCTTGCTAATCTCTAACTCTGCAAAGCCCAAGGGCTCTATTTGATTCCCTATTTTACACGTCCAGGGACAGCTATAAGCAACCGGAATTTCGGAGATCCCGGCCTGTCTTCCGCGCCAAGTCTCACTTCCCTCGTTGCGATTGACTCTACGGTGGAACAAGTTAGGGGCCGAATACTTGTAGGACGCTTTGTATCTGCCCGTTGGGTCGACAGTCGACAGCTCCATCCAGCAATCGTCACTGAGGTATGCATTTGCGGTTGCCACCCCCCAATCCCAAGAGTCCCGAAAAAAACCACCCCGTGAAATACTTTCGTCCGGGGTGAGGGACAGAGGGCCTGGCACGTCTCCTAACGGCCAGGGATGGGGTGAGCCGAACTCCCAGTTGGCCATAGGGTTAAACTCCAGCATCATAAATAGGGCCTTGAGACCCGTGGTAGGGTCATTCAGTTCTATCCGCTTGGCTCCCGCTCCCAGCAACCCACTCGCCATTGCCACTGTGGCCGTCGCCCATCTTTTGGCGCCCTTCATCGAGTCAAAATGAAAGGCCGGGGTTATTGAGAAGCTCCGAGTGGGAACTAACGACTCTGCCGCTATAACCCTTAGTATTTCTGCCAGCCGTAGCCTGTCTGTGTTCGAAGTAGGATGAATTTTGTGGATGGAAGCCAAGTGTTTACTCGATCGCTCCACCAGTAACTTGATGATTGAGCCGATGTATTTCCAGGACAGTAAGGCGCTATCTGGGTGCCCGAAGATTGACTTCCTGATCTGTTCTGAAACATACTGAGCCTTCATTCCCATCAGATCCCGACAAGCTCCTTGACTGTGGTGTGTCCGAAAGGGAGAGTTATCGGTCCGATAATTCGAAGTTTTGTGGCCAAGAATTACCGTCTTGTGGGTCAGCATAGAGTAGATAATTCTCGCAGCCTTGCCCTCGATTTTACCTACCTTCGGGGTGGCGGATACGAGGCAATAGGGGTAAGCCGCGTGACCACTTAGTGTTTTTCTGACTTGGCAAAAACTCGAATCTTGTGATTCTGCGTTGACGGCCCTGGCCATCGAGGCTCTGAACCACTCCAGAGTGGGGCAGATCTTTTCGTAAAGAATCGAAAATTCACTCTTCGGGTCTCGGACTAGGATTCTATCCCCGGGCTCCATCAGTTCTCGCTCTTCCTTCGAGGGTGGAGGCAATCTTGGATCCCTGGTTATGATTTGAGGGCTTGGGTCAAATGACCCCCAGCCGGCGGCATTCGGGAATTTTGTGTAGGCCCTTTGGCCGGATGGGGAAAGCCAAGAAGTTCTCATCCTCCTTTGCCATCTCTCTGATCGGCTATTTTTTCTCTTCCCGTCCGTCATTCTTGGGTTTCTCGCTTTCGTTCTTGAGATTCACGACATTGGGATGCGAGCTACGATCCTGAATTTTGTCGTCATCGTCCATCAGGCCGTTAAAGAACTCCCCGACACGATCGGAAAAATCAAAATTTCTAGTTCGGACCAGGAGTGCTAACACGGTAAGGCCTAAGACCGGGACAATCACGCTGATGAGAGCAGCGGACACAAACAGGGCTGATAGTAGAATACCGAAAGCCGTGGCGAAGAGGATGGAAGAGCCGAGTCGATTTTCGTCTTCCTCAAAAAAAAGGGCGACATTGAATGCCGCCTTTCCGATTACCGATAATATTTTGTTTTTCATTTTTTCTAATTGAGAGCCTCCCGCGCTGAGGGGAGGGCTTTTGCTTCAATGCGGCCGGGGCCGCAAGTCTCCGATTCTCTGATCTCCACTAATCTCCTTTTCATTAGGGAATTTACGATTCTCTCGTGTTTGCTTTTTCCTCCGTATGAGGATCCGCAGATTGTTTCCCCGACGTTACACCACCCGCCGTTATGGAGCAGCTCCGAAAGCAGCTCCTGTTGATTGCCACCAAGTTGCGGCCTGTCAGACGCAAATTCTCGGGTGGCGTTTTCTTCTGGTGGGAATGCCTGCATTCTAGTGAAGAAATCAAGTATTCCTGGGTTTGTCAAGAGCTCCTCTTACGGCTTTGACGGTCAAGTCTGGGAGACTGCTCCGAAGCTCTTTTTGTATATCGAGGATAGTTAAGGCTGCGGCGTGGCCGGCATTCGCTGCGTTGGACTTGGCTTCCGTCCTCTGTTTTGTGTAGGAGTTCGAGTTTACAGACTTGGCAAGAGCCGAGATGGCCACTATGACGATGGACCAGCCGTGTGGGATCTGCGCATCTCCAAAATACATGGAAATGGTGTAGATAATGATTTCGAGGATTGGAGCCAGGACGGCGACGATCGAAAGAAAACTGTCTACTCCCTTAGCTAGGGACCACTCCGACGTGTCGTGGCCGCGGCTGGACTCTGCGCTCTTGACCAAAACCTCCGCCGCCATTTCTGCGATTTCCAGGATCCTGGGATCAACCCCCACTATAATTTTGGGGGTCTCTCCGGGGGGCCGATCCTCATTCCACCATTGATTGTCCTCGTCGACTTTGAAAGCCCGAGTGGGTTGGGGCGTCGGCTGGTTTTTGGAGGATTCTACCATCCCCCTTAATATTTCCTATACCCACAATAGTCAAGACAATCTTATCTCAGGAAGGGATTGCGTCCCTAATTGACTCGACGCTCATTGCTACGGTCTCATTCAGTCCTCTGCTCGAGATCATGTCGGCAAAGTGAAGTGAGATCGCAAGAAGTGATTCAGACCCCGCATGATGACTTCTTCTTGCTGAATACCCTCCGTCGTGGATTTCGATTGCCTGGGTCACATCTTCCTCAAATAACTCGAGCATCCCCGGGTGCAGGGAATCTACGAGCGCTGCCGATATCCAACCTTCGGATAGCGTGTTCCCCCACCTGTTGACCATAACTGTGGCGAAATTGTGGGCCATCCAATCCACCTTTTCGTCTTCGCTTGCACCCTCCGGCAGGTTGTTTGGCGGAGACATGGACAGAAAATTCGGATCCCGCTTAAAAGGTTTTGCCGTCGATCTCTCTCCCTTTTTGAGGATGTTGGGAATGTAGAGCGGGCGCCCAAACATATCCTGAACCTTGTTGAAATCGTGAAGCATGGATGCCACTAAGGCGTTTGCTTTGTCCGACCTCGACAAGCCCCTTATGTCGAGCCGAAGGTCTTGCCACCCGACTACAGATGCCATTGTTCTGCACGTCTGAATGAAAACCTCCACCGAGTGGACCATCATTCCGCCTGGGTAAGCATGATGTCTTGTCCCGGAGCTTGAGGCCGGCGATTCCATATACCCTCCGATCCTGGCAATCAGGAATTGGTTGAATTTTTCTGCGGCCTGAGTTGAGACGCCAACACTCACAACATCCGTCGCCCATTCGATGAATTCACTCTCAAAATTTTGCTCAAATAATACTGCGTTTTTCATGTTATTCTTCCTTGTCTGATGTTTCTTTTTTTCTTGCTGCTTCAAAAATTGATTGGAAAAATTCCTGAGGGGGCTGGGGTAAGTTTGAAATTCCGGATATGTCTACACCGTAGTCACTTCTGGTGCTTTTCTTATCGCCCCTTCTCTGGTTTTTCCCGTGTCTGCCGCCTTCCGTGTCAAACCAGTTGGACGCGGCTTCCTCATCGTCTGCCACCGACTTGGCAAACGCCGAGTAGAGAGGTGAGCAAACCCCCTCAAATTTGACGAATGATCTTTTCAAAGCTTCCAGCAGGTCCTCCGTAGTTGATCCGGACTGGATTGGGGTTTTGCTTCTGGCCCTCCTAGTTTTTGAGATAAGGAATGGGCTCGAGGCTACCTTATTGCCCTCGGCGAGCGCACCGCTAATCATCGACGCCACCATTACTAAACCTCCGTTGCCGAGCTCTGGCTCGTCTGACTCGTCTGACTCGTCGATCCAAGTGCTCTTAAAATTCCCTGAGCCTGAGTCTTTTGCTCCTCCGATATTGTAAGATCCGTCCGGCATCTTCTCTCCATCTTTCATCAGCTTTTCCAACCCCTTGATGATGACCATCGTGGAGATCATGTAGAATAAGGCATCCCCACTTTCGGAAAAAGCAGAAATGCTTTCTTCGTTAAGCTTCTCCATAGAGAGAGCGTAAATATTCGGCCCCGATCCTGTCATGATTATCTCGTGTGGGTCCATTACCCTCATCGAGACGATAACGTAGGACAGCTGCGAAAGTCCTTCCAGACTTCCTCCAATTACATCTTCAAGTGTCTGAGTTTTTGAATCTTCCATTTTGATAAAATGAGGGGCGCCACTGACTGCGACGCCCCTCTTGAGTTGACTTACATCCTATGACTTACCTGGCGAGCTTTTCCATGTCCAGGGTGAACGGAGGTAACCCCCCCATTGTCGACTTGTACACCTTCATGGGCGTGGCCATCTTTGCAGCCCATAGAGCCGGCGGGATGGAACCTTTGACCTGGGGCGTTTGCCCTGGTGAAACCCATTCCGACGTAAAACACGGAATCCCTCTGTCTGCTGTGGGGCTGACCGAAAAGTAGGCTTTGAGAAGTCGGAGAGACCCACTCATAGCTTCGTTACACGATTTAATTTCCTTCACGTAATCACTCAATGTCCTATTAAAGACCAACGGGGCTTGCCCCGAAGCCTGGGACGAAATGAACGCCGCTGCCTCGTCTGCTCCAAACTGACGAACCTCACCGAAAAAGCGAATCAAGGCTGCTTCCGCCCCTTGATCCCCCATCCTTCTCCTGAGGGAGCGATTATGCAGACTGCGACGAGCCGGGAACAGCGAGGAGGCGGCATAGTTGCGAATCTCGTCTGCAAGTTCCCTGGCTACCGCAGCAAAAGCTGTGCTTGCCGCGGTTTCGAAGTTTGAAACACCTCCCGTGAGTGCCGCATCCCTGATTGCATCTGCCCTGTCGAGTGCCGACGAGAACAGCTTCATGATCCCACCACCTCCCAGCTCAGTGCAGTAATGCCTTGCCGCTGACACGACAAAAGTAGACCATCGATCGAGGCTCACGAATCTGGGATTCGCATGGGTAGAGAACGAATCCTCTTTCTCAAACATGGCAATTGCATCGTCGCTTGTCCAGACTGATGCCACCAGGATTTGATCGGAGCTCTCGGCTTCCATTGACATGTCCACTTTGAGATGGGCCTCGGCAAAGCTGAAGAACTCAGAGCCGTGGATGCCGGGGGTATTTGCTGTCCGGCGCTCTAGGCCCGCCTCAATAGAACCTGGAATCCCGAGGATCTTGTTGAGACCTCTGCCTCTGGCTTCGATTGCAGACCTGACGACTTTTGAGCCGGCCGCCTTTGCTCCTTCTTTGACCTTGATGTGGCCGCCCTCCACGTCGCTGACCAAGCAAATCGCGTCGCCACTTGCGAAGGCTGAGTTGCCCAGAGCCGAGGCGACGTAAGTCCTGAGGGATCTGAAATTGTCCCGATGTTCGGAATCCCGGATCCCACCTGAATACTTCAATGTCCCTCCCTGGAACAGATATGTCGACATCCTGACGTCTGGGCCTTGGTTGGCTTCGCTGTTGACTGGATCGATTCCCAACTTCTCCAGGATATCATGTGGCAGAGCCGGATTTTCGATTGGGCCGCCCCTGAACTTCAGAACCGGGTCTCCTTCATTCCTGATATCTGCCGCCACGATCATCAGCCCATTTGCCGGATAGATATTATCCATCCCGAGCACTTTAGTGTGAGTGACCACAGGGGCGTTAGAGTTTTTGTCGAACACCGAGATCAGAGTCCGGTCCCTCACTTTGGTCGGCGCCGCCGCCTTTTTCTTTTCTTTTACCGCCTTGGCCTTTTGTGTCGCTTCCTTGGCCTGCTCTGGTTTCTGCTCCGGCTCCGGCTCCGGTTCCGGTTCTTTTTCGTCTTGGACTAGCTCGACAGCGAGGTCGAGAAGCGCCTTGGCTTCTTCGATCTGCTGGACCTCCAGTCCAGTCTCGTTACTGCCTCCGCTGGACAGCTCATCCAGCTTTGCGTGCAACGACTTGGAGAGGCTTTTGATTCCTGTTCCTGTGGAGATGTCTGCTGGAAAAGCATCTCCGATAATACCGACGGCCTCTAAGGCCAACTCATGAGCTTGGGTTCCTATCATAGTATATTTACTGATTTTTGTTACTGTTGTTATTTGTGGCCCTTGAGGATTTCGCGTCCACGGTCCACACGGTCCACACAAAATTTGACGCTTTTGGATAAAACACTTCTAGGGTGTTTTGATCCCGAATTAGTTGCATACGCAAAAAAAGCCCCACTCGATTTCTCGAGAGGGGCTTAAAATTTTCCCTTATCTGAGCTTGCCAGAATCGTCAGGGCATCCTGGTATAGGGCTGATATGAATGCACTCCGAACTCCTTCACCAGCGGCTGGATCACTTTATTGACCACTTGAGTGGGGGCAAAAGCGTATCCGAGAACCGAGAATTCAATGCCTGACTTCCCTTCGAGTGTCCTGACTGCACAGACCGGTCTTGGGTCATTCCCCGAGAAAAGCCCGAACATCCCAGCCCTGTGCGTGCCCTCCATCTTCTTGACTACCAATCCGAAGGACGCTTCGATCACAGAGTTGATTCTTGCCAACACGTCGACCTGGGGGGTTTCGGACTTGTCCTCTTTGGTTTGTCCGCCCTCCAGGTCGTGCAGTTTGCCATCGTTGCCGACCACTTTTTGGGGCAGGTCCTTAGAGACCTCCTTGATTATGCTCACCCCCTTGTGCGCTGTGTCACCCTTTCTTTTTGGTCCTGCCTCTTGCCCCCAAGGTTGTTTCACTGGCCCGGGCGGACCGGTTAGGACGACCTGGAGGGGTGTGGGGGCTGGTTCCTGAGCTTCAACCCCCTGGTCTGGCTTGCCAGGGGCTTCTGGGTCTTGAGTATCTCTTGATTCCATTTCTTCTATTTTGGGTTATTCCTTTTTGCCTTTGGTCGGCTACTGTCAGCGAAGCAGTTGCATTGGGGCGCTTCCCTTTTCGTCGATTATGGCCTGCATCACGCAGATGGCATCTGCCATGTCGTGGGTCATCTTCTTCGCCTTCGGCCGGATTTCCATAGCCCTCGCAATCATCGCGTCTTTTGATGCCCCCCCGTGGCCAGTAGCCAGGTTCTTCAGTTCGGTGGGGGCGTAAGCCCTGTATGGTATGTCCTTGGCCTCGCAGAAGAGGATGATCACTCCTTCAAAACGGGCCTGCAGTTTGACACCGCTGCCCTTTGTGCAATTTGACGATTCGAACGATACAATGTCCAGGCCTGGCCCCAGTCTCATCTTCTCGAGAAAATTCCAGAGCCTCAGGAGTCTCATCCCGGGGGACTCATCTTTGTTCTTGGAAAGATCAATTACGCCGAAGGTCCCATCGGTGTGGGACCATCCGCAAGTCGTTGCCGGGTCAAGTCCGAGGACTCGGATATCTTCATTGCTGTCCATTCGTCATGCTACTCCTGGAGTGTAAAGGCGTCAAGAGTGGAGAGCACCCTCCTTGACGGCCTTCTATCTTCCCAGACCCACATCGAGATCATGGGGTGAATCGAAAGGGTGTCGATCGACATCGTTTTCCTGCTGCCGTATCTGTAATACACCATCAGGACTCCCTTGCTGGATCTGAAGACCATCGCCGTGTCGTCTACCCTATGTCTGCTGACCCAGGCTCCGGCGGTGTTTTTCGCTTCTGTGAATTCATCTTCGAGGATCTTGGCTGGCGACCTTGATCTCCCGGTTTTTGCGTGGGCCTCTTCCAGATCGACTCCTCCTGTCCCGACCATCACCCCCAACTCAATATCGGCGGCTTTAGCCGGAACCCTTCTATACACCAGAATAGACCCTTCAAGTTCGCCGAATGACTCCAATGAAAGGTTTATCAGGGGGCACTCGGAAATCCCTCTGGGCTTGTATCCATCGGGAAGCCCGAGTCTTTTTGCGACCATCGAGGCAACCAAAGATGATTCGTCTCTCGACGTGTTGCTCGGCTCTTTCCTCTTATCTCGCATCGCCGCCGCCATCCGGTCTCTGATCTGGCCTGGGGTTTCTTGTTCGTCCTCTGTATCAGTCATGGTCTTTGAGTTGCCGTATTATTCACCTTCGTCCTCGTCTTCCTCTTCTTCGGAGGTGTGGACTGTCCCCGCGGCGCCGGCCGCACTTGACGAAAACTCCAAAAAGTTCGGGACCTGTCCGCCCCACTCCGACGGGAAGTAAACTTGCGAAATTCTTGGTGGCATCTCAATGTCGAACTTTGACATAAACCATGCGATGTGGTCTACCGAGTGTATCGCTTTGTAGAAGTCGATGTAGCCCATCGGCCTGCCGTCGGACCCGATGTCTCGTTCCTCGCACCAAAATTTTGGCCCCTTCACTTTTGAAATTCCGCAGAGATCCGAAGCGTAAAGTGCATCGATCGTGGGTCTCTCAAAAATGACCCCTCTCTGGAAGTCGACCTCAGAGGTGAATTGTCGGAACGGGAATCGGACCTTGTTCTTCTTGAAGGTGTGCCTGATCTGGAAACCTCTTTTGCCGCCCGAGGCGTCTTTGATCACGGCACCCTTTTGCAGGTATTCCCAGTAGGTCGTGAAAAAGTCGAGGGATTTGCCACCCTCCCCTTTGACCTTGTCAATGGTCGCTCTTTTGATCCTCGACTCCAGGCCGGTGTAAATCTTCTCCTTTCCCTGGTTCCCGAAGATCAGGGTTGTGTTTGTGTCTTTGAGCCTCTTTCTCACGTGCTCCAGGTAAGGCTTCAGAATGCGGGCTTTTTCGCCAAACCCCACTGAGAGAATCTTGGAAACTTCCAGACTTTGATCTTGCACATTATTCGTGGCCGATCCAGCCACGGAGTCAAATATGATGATCTTTGGCAGGGTGCCTCCCTTGTCATATTTTTCAAATGTGTCCAAGGCATCCAGAACCATTTGCAAGCCGCTCTCGAATGTGTCGGCCTGGAAAAAGTTGTCTTGGAATAGGTCGTAGTGTTCGCCCAAGACAGCTGCTGCGTGAGAGTGGACTACTGCATCTTCGGTTTCCACCATTGCTGCAAAGCCGCCCACGTCCATCACCATTTTGGACATCCAATACATCGATGTTGTCTTTCCGCACCCCTCAAAGCCCAGCATCTCGCCGATCTTTCTTGTTGCATACCCAGGCCGCCCCAACGCCCACATGGCGCAAATGTCCGGCAGGAAGATGTAGCTGACGTGCTCTCCCACTTCATCCATCGTGGCAAGTTCGGATTTTCCATAGCGCTTCCGCGCTTTGTCCCCGTTCCGAAATTCTTTCATGGCGGCCCTCATCCCTTCCTGGGTGGCAGGCTCTACCTTTTTCTTTTTCGGAACTTTTTTCTTTGGCTCTGCTGCCAACTGTTTTGCGGTGCTGGCTTTTCTTACCGGCGGGCTGCCGACTTCGTTGTCGTCCAGGGTTCGTGCCTTCGTCCCTGACGGCGTCTTCTTGCTTGTCTCTTTAGCGACAGCCTCTGCTGGCACCTCGGATACAACTTCTTCCTCTTTTTCTTTTGGGTTCATTGCAAAACGGCGACAAGGCGGGCGGCCTTATCGCCGTAGCGGTTAAAGGTTATGTGACTTTCAGGTCAGTCTTCGTCGTCGAGCATCGCCGAGATTTTAGTCCTGCTTCCTGAGTTGGAGCGGGCCGAAGAATCGACAGCCGCTTTACTGGCCTGCTTCTCTGCCTTTTTGGGTGCTTCGTCTTCATCAAACGGGGGAGCGTCTTCTTCGTCCACCGGTGACAACGGGGGCTCCTCCTTCTTGGCCTTTGTGGGCTTTGCCGGAGGCAAGTCGTCGTCGTCGTCTTTTGATGCCTTTGACTTGACCGGGGGGAGATCATCATCAATCAGATCGTCCTCCTTGTCCAACCCGGACTTTGCTTTTGCCGCTCCTTTTGCCGGAGGCTCATCGTCGTCGATGTCTTTCTTGCGATTGGATTTCGACGCGGCTGCTGGTGGCAGATCGTCGTCGTCGTCCTTGTGGCTGCTCGCCCGGGACTTACCGGTCATTGGGATGTCGTCGTCTTCCTCTTCTTGAATCGACCTTTTTTCTGGTTTTGACTTCCTGTCCCGGCTTCCCATGGCTGAGCGGGGCGACGCCTTACTTGCCGACGAGGAGGCACCAAAGAGCTTCGAAATGAGAGCCTCATATTCAAGTCCTTCATTGCCCCAAGCCTCGATCATCAGATCTTTCGCATCTTCTCCGTGAGGCAAAAGAGCCTCCGCGGCCACCTTTGCCGTCTCGATGGCTGTCATGCTCACGAACACCTCTTCCGGGGTCAAGCGGTTGGCCAGGTTTGACTTTGAGATTTTGAACCTGGCCTCATCCTCCAGAACGTAGGCATTGTAGACCGACTGGCCTCCCTGAGGGGGCCGGCAAAGAGACACTTCGCACAACGCCATGTTCCTTGGGTCTGTAATGTCCCCGTGGTAAAACCGGCCTTCGAAGTCGTCTTGTTCCAGTTCAGTGTGTCCCTTTACGAGCGTATCCAGGCTCTCGGCAAGCCCCCAGACTCCGGAGTCTTTCTTTTTCTTTGTGCCGGACTTGGCCGAAAGTTCCTCGTATTGATACGGGAAAATCGCCTGCCTTGAGCACACGAGGAACTTGTTCACCAGGTCGCGCCTTTCTGGGACTACGACGTTCATCCCGATTCTCAAGTCAGACCGGCGAAGCAAGTGATCTTTCCATGCGTCGTCGTCTTTTTTGATCTTCTTCGTTTCGAGATCCTTCCCGATGAGATGCCAGTAATCCGTCCCGTCCCATGCGGTTTTCCAGAGAAGCTCGACCGGATCGGTCTCTTCCGGACCAAAGAAGAACTTTGGAGAAATGATATTGTGAGTCCCACCAACGCCCCTCCACTGTGGGAACAGCCACATCCATTCGGAAAAGCTGTCGTCTTCGAGCCGGAAGGGAAGGTAGGACCCCTTGTCGTATTCGCCATCCTCGTCCACCGCGATTGCCGGCAAGACACCAAATATGATGGCCGCGTCTTTACTGGCAAAAACGACCTGGGATGTTGCCGATGGAAGGAAGGTCAAGTCTTTAAAACTTCCTCCCCCTGTGTCTGAGGCTCTGAGTGCGTCAGTGATTCTTTGTCTTTTTCTCATATTATTGTCTTACTGATTTTCCGTTTCCGGGAATATTATTGTGTCTGCGACCAAGGAGCGTTTGCCTCCAAAGTCATTGATTCTTCCATTCACCACAACCAAGTCCCTGACTTTTAAGAAGTCTGCGACCTCAGAATAGAGGTCACTGAAGACTGTTACCGAAGCAGTTGAATCTTGATTAGCAACCGAGATGAAGCACATGGCGTCTCCCTTTTTCGTGTTGATCTTCTTGATTTCCCTGACAACTCCCCCTATCGACGTTCTCGCTCCGTCTGCCCTCGCTGCTACGACCGAAGCACACTGAACGGATCTCTCCGTTATCCTGGAGAGGTATCCAGCATAGTCCGGCTCGATCATCGGGAACGCATCTCCCTGAGCCTTCATTACCTGAATCTCGTTTAGATCCGTGAACGAGCTTTGTTTCTCCCCCCTCAGCTCCAGATATCTCCTGTAGATTGCATTTCTTCCCAGGATACTATCCCGGGGTCCGACGCCGAACAGGTTATCCATGGCCCCAGACCAGATCAAAGCTGAGAATACTCTCTTGTTCGCTTTCTTCCGATCAATCTTCTGGTAAAGCTCCTCCATTGAGCAGAACGGCCTGGCCTCGATGACAGCTTCGGCCGCCGTCTTGACTCCGTGGACCATCCTGAGAGGGAACACGATGCGTCCCTTGTCTGACCTGCCCACCTTGTCGGCGACGAACACATCAACATCACTTGATATGACATCAGGTGTCGAGATGTATCTCGAGCAGAATCTGGCGTTAGCTCTCAGGTCGTCCTTGCTACTATTCTGCAGGGCGCTTGCCCACCACTCGACCGGGTAATTCTCCTTGAGGTATTGGCAAACATATCCCAAATAAGAGTAAGCCAGTGAGTGACTATTTGACACCACCACCCCATTGGCGATGAAGTTGTGATCCTTGCTGTCGACCTCAAGGTCCCGGGTGGGCGCCATGCCTAAGCTTCTGACAGAGACAATTTTGCTCAATTGCGTAATCTCGCAATCGCTGTGTGGCCACTGAGTGAACACACGCCATCCATTTTGCAGGATTTCCCATAGAGGGCGCTGGGTCCCGTCTTCGCAGAGGTATTTGTGATTTATTGATGTCTGCAATTTCATCTCATTCTCCAGCTCCACCTCCCACAGCTCGGCTTCCGAATCCATCACGTCCGTCACCCGGACGAAATGTTCAGAGCCCGTAGCAACTTCATAAGCCTTCACGAATTCTCCCTTCTCAATGCATCCGATGGGCCTGTCCCCGTTGGGCGTTTGCAGTTTCACGTCAAGCCCGATGCATTTATTAAACGAGTAGTTCGAGGCGGCAATGCAGAGCGAGATAAATGATTCGGTCTGGGATTCCGTCCATCCATTGGCTGACAGCCTTAATCTGATCTCCGGGATCAGGGCATCCATTTTGTCTTTCTTTTTCTTCCCCACAATCTCCCGGATCTCATCGGCTTCTTCCTCTGAATAGCCGCAGGCAATCTGGAACATCTCTGTGATCTGCTCCTGAAAAAGACAAACCCCGCCGGTGGGCTCGAGAATGCCTTTTACCGATGGGTGAACGAAAGACGGGTTCTTAGACATATCCCTCACTCCAACCCACTGGTCGACCAGAGTTGTCTCCCCGTCCGGCATCAAAGCAAACAGGGTCCCTGGCCTCCCGGCGGCGGTCATCTGGGCCAGGTCGAGAATCGAGACTGGCTTGTATCGGCGAGAGAGATCGATCCCGATCGGCTTGTTGAACTGAAACACCGTTTCATTTCTGCCTTCATGAAAAGCTAACCAAGTCTTCTCGTCATCCAAGGGAATGTCGTAGATATCGATGTTCTTCCCCCTGATTCTTCCGACCCATGATACGGCGCCGCTGACATCCTTTAGGGTGTTCAACCCTAGGATGTCCATCTTTATCAGCCCCATGGCCTCCACCGGTCCCATCGGATACTGAGTGCATTCTTCTCCGTTTACCCGGCAAATGGGGATGATGTCTGGAATTGAAGAGTCTGCTGCGGCATAGGCCGAAGCGTGTCGCCCGATTGATTTCGGAATATTGAGGACGTCCTCAACTCCTCGTCTTACCTGGGGATACTTCTCAAAGAAGTTTGCCACGATCGGTATTTCGTCAATGATCCCGGGATGAAAGACTTCCATTTCGTCCGTGTATCCGAAGATCCATCCTTTTGAGTCCGCTACCCCTTGAGGGGCAAAGGGCAATGCTTTTGCCACCTCATCCACCTCAAGAGCCTTTTCCGGATCGGTCTGAGTCGATAGCACCACCCGAGAGACCTCCCTGATTGCGCTTCTGCCTCTGATGGTTCCCAGGGTGCAGATCCTGATGAATCTGTCCCCAAGCTCGGCTTTCATAATCTCAGCGACCACTGATGGGTTGGCAAAGTCCAAATCGATGTCGGGGAATTTTCTCCTACCGATCCGAGCATTAGACAGAAATCTGTAAAAGCTTAGGCCCCACTTGATAGGGTCCAAGTGGGTGATATTCAAAAGGTAAGCCAGCAAACATCCAGCCGCGGATCCACGCCCGGGGCCGCTATTCTCGCCGGCAGCTCTGGCTTTCCGGCACACCTCCTCGACAAAGAGGAAGTATGGCAAGAAGTTGACAACCCCATTGTTGGCAATGACTTCGATCTCCTCTTCCAGCCGTGTTATATATTCCGGTTCGTCTCTTGGCATTCTGCCATGCTCCTTAATCAGATCTGCGATCATCCTAAGATATTGGGCGTCAAGGTCTTCCGGAAATTTGTCTTTCACCTTCTGAGGGACGTTGACGGAGGGCATCCGAATCCGGGTCTCGACGTGGATTTTGTCCACCATTGAAACCAGGAGTTCGTTGTTTTCGACAGCCTCTTTGAACTCGGAAGAGAAGTCTGCCAACCCCAGGCTGCCGGACCATAGATCCCACGCCTGCTCCGTGGTCATCTGGTAGTAGGCCTCTGTGAATCTCCAGCCATCCGGGTTCCCGTTTTGCAGGAGGATGTCTTGAACAAACTTGAGGTCGGGGCTGACCATATGACTGTCCGTGGTCAGCAAAAGCGGAAGTTTTAGGTCGTTTGCCAGCTCCATCATCTCCAAGTTTATGAACCTCTGGGTGTCACCACTTGGCATGTCGAACGTGCACTCCTTGCCTACTTTGCCACCTGCCACGCTCCACGATTTGATCCTTTTTCCCATTATAGTATTTCCTCCGTCTCTAGGCTGCCTACAGAGACAACCCCACTGGATGTTAAATGTTTGATGAAGTCCTTCGTTCCGAATCTCTCGGGTGTAACCGAAATGATTTTCGTGACTCCGGGCTTTCCGGCGGCTTGCTTTGCGGTCATGTCTCCCAGGTTAGTCTCGAGAATGTCATACGGCATGAATGCACAAGTCTCTCCATCTTCTGTCTCGGCGATGACTACTTCTTTTGCCCAGTCTGAGTTTGACGGAGTGGGCATCACTTCCACAAATAGTCGACCCTTAAAGATTTTCCTAAGCCTCTTGATTGATTTGGCAGCTTCGTGCCTTTCACCCCTGATGAGGGGGTAAGACACTGGCCCGAGAATACACCCGGTGCCGCAAATCAGATTCTCGGAGAAGTTGTAGAGATCTTGCCAGGTCACCCTTGGTTTTGAATTGCCGAACTTTTTGACAACTCGGCCTTCCTGCCACGATGTGTTGCAGAGACACATCAGGTCTCTGTAACCTGCCGTGTTCCTGGCCCACAGGGTCAGATGGAAGTAATCGAATTTCGTCCGTTTTTTCCCGGGCTGCTCCACAAACTCGTAGTCGTCTCCAGGGTGAAGGTAGACTTCAACCCCCGGTATGGGCTTTATCTCCCTCTCCCTGCTGAGGCGAAATAGATCGTAGTGTCCCATGACGTAGCCGTGGTCGGTGCAAGAGCACGCTAAAAGGCTGTGTTTGGTGCACCAATTGATGTAATCGCCAACCGTGCTGACAGCATCCAATATGGAATTATCCGTATGGACGTGCAGTGGGTAAATTTTACTCTTGGTCGGGGGCTCCGTTTTTTTCATAGGTTTAGTGACTCCCGGAGGAACTTCTTGATTTCGCTTCTTGTGACTTCCTTCTGTCCGGGGTCTTCTCTCCCGGGGAGCTTCCTGACAATTAATCGGCAAGACTCCATTATTGATTTCATTGCGTCCTCGATCGACCTCTTCTTCATGTCGACTCCACTGTCGGGGACCCAGACGACCGTCTCGAACCTGTTTTTTAGGATCCTTATTTGGTGACCCGACGGGACTTCGCCAAAATAGGCGACACTGAATGGTCCGATCTTGTGGACATCAAACACGCCCTCAGATATGACAACCGTGTCAAACTCTGATGCCGAATCAAGATTGTAAAGAAGGGTCGATTTCCTCATCGACGGGAGGTGGAACCATTTGGGAATGTGGTGATCACCCCATCTCCCCCCTTCTCCGCTCTTCTCGATGAGATTCCATTTTTTTCCGTCCCAGACCTCTTTTGTCTCTCCTTGAACCAGATCCCTTTCGATTCTCCTGGCGGTCCACCCAACGGGCTCCCCTCCTTGCATCACGGGGAACACAATCCGGCCTTCCGTTTTGAGCTCTCCATTCATCAACTCGAACTGACCCTCAGCACAATACAAAGCCGCGAATGGATGGTCCTCTGATGCAAATTCATCTGGATCCATCCCTCGGTGGACTTCGAGATACTCATAGGCCGGGTGCCCGCGGGGGAGGTCATGCAATGGAATTGTCCTTCCTGGCGCCAGGATCTTTCCGTCGGCCCACCTTTGGCTCTTGCCCTGGGAGGCAATGAAACCACTCCTGTGCTGACCCTGTGGTTCGGTTCTGTCTCTGACCAGGTGAAGATGACCATACCTCCTTGAAACTATCCCATCAAAAAACGAGGCCCATGCGTCTCCGCTTCGGCTGCAGTCCTGACAGTGAAAGGCCCCTCCCTCGTTGATGTAGAGTTTATATCGCCCCCCTTTTTGATGAGGGAATGGGCAGTGGACTACAAACTCCGATCCATTTCTACCATACGTTTCCCGGGCTTCGGGGAACACTCTCTGCACTATCTCGACGGTGAGTGGATTTTTTTCCTTACTCATTACGCAAAATCCTCCTCCAGGGTTGAGGACCTTGTCCCTGGCTCAGCCCTTCTGGACGCTGCGCCGACAGCCGGCATGTCGCTGTTTTGGTCATAGTCGTAGAAGGTCTGGGTAGCCCCATCTCCTCTGATCTTTATTTTGAATTTGTCACCGTCTCGGTTTTTGGCACATCGGAAGTTGAATATTCCTTCCGAGAGCTGTGCCTCGGATCCCCCAAGGGAACACCAGATCGAGATCGGGTCGTTCTTCTTTCTGGAGTCTCGAGCCGCAGTAAGCCCGGGAGCGGTGTTCTTGTTTCCCTCGTCGTTGGCCTGGGTCAGTATCCACCCAGCCACCCGCTGGCTTCCAAACACTGAAGTCAGTTGCTTGGACATTTCTCCAATCTTGTCTCGAGTGTCTTTGTTTGCCGCATCAAATTCCTTTGTCTGGGGGAGGCCCATGATCTCCAGGTAATCAGCCACTGCGAGTTTTGGGTCCTTACCCTCTTCCCTTAGCTTCTCGAGTTTTGCCTCCACATCAAGGAAGGTCGGAGTCCTATCTATGATTTCGCAGATATCCAGAAATTCGAGTGCGTTTCTGATTGTAGCGTCTGAGTCGATTCTCCTTTCTAGTTCTTCTTGCACCTCCTCGTTGATCTGCGTTCGGCTTTTGACTCCGGTGTAATCGCCTTTCCAGATCAGGTCGTAAGGGTATCCAATCAGGGACGAGACGTATCGGCACATCAACTGCTCCGCCGGCATCTCGAATGAGAAGAAAGTCGAGTGCTTCCTGATCCTTGCGTTTCTCTGGCATATGTGAAGTCCAAATGATGATTTTCCATAGCCAGTGTAGGCACAGATCATCCCGGCTTGTCCAACTGGCAGGCCACCTCCAAGCATCGAGTCAACTGAGTCAAGGCCAACGCCGATGACCTCTTTGTCATCATTCGGAAGGAAGGTCTGAAGCAGGTCCATTGCCCGGGTAGGCCTATCCCCTTGGCCGGAAGACATCGCCCTGGCTCGTCGGTAGATCGACGTTAGATTGCCTGCGATCGACTCTGGGCTGTCCAGGTCGCCCTCCGACACACCCAGGATTTCCCTCCGTGTTCTCTGGTAAGCCACGAACCTGGGGATCATCTCCATGATCAGGGTCGGGTGAAGGCTTACTTCCCCGATTTCATCTAAAACATCTTCAACGTCCTGGATCTCCTCTCTGGTTATCTGGCCTGATTTTGCCATTTCCGCAAGCACAGGGACCAAATAGTCAATGGGGGCGCAATCGTCACCACCGGCAGCAAAAGACCTGTGCCCCTCTGAAAACTCCTGCATCGCCAGGAACACTGCCCGGTGCGATGGAACGTCGAAGTCAGTTTGGGATATTTCCCCTCTGACAAGAAGGCGCTTTACTGGGGCCGACCTCCACAGGTGACTCAGGAGGTTCAACTGCCAGTGTCGATTGAAAAGCTCGTGCTGACCTAAATTCATAATTTTTCAAAATGTGACACTTCAGGTCACGATCCCACTTCATCTTCTCTGCCGCCACTTTCCCTAAGCTTGCTTGGACCTCGGGGAAATCGACCTCCGAGCAGTGTATCACCTTCGAGAGTGCCGAGAAGTCACTGAGTCGTATCGCTTCGTCGAGCGGAGTCCCATGACTTAGGACCATCATCGACAACCTCTCCTTTTCCAAGATGAATTTCCTGAGCCCCATTGATGGCCCGTCCCGGTAAGTCTCGTGGTATGAGTTTATGGCCCACTCGCTTCCGATCGACGCCAGGTATGGGTAAGCGCCGGGACACGTGAGAAACAGGGCTCTCATGAACTCATAGGGGTCGGCCTTTGCCGATTCCACAAATTCGGAAGCCCTGGCTATGGCGTTTTTCGTTTTCTTGCAGTTTACCGGGATGAAGTTTTTTCTCTCGCTGCCGGACCTCAGGAGCCCGTAGGCCATCTTCAGGTGCTCGGCGGTGGAGGCCGCTGGTCTCGAGATTGAGAATTTTATTGGGAGATCAACCTTCTTTGTCATTTCTCGGCCTTTTCTTTCTTCAGCTCCTGGAACCACGGCTGAGCAATGAGCCACGCTTCCCCTTTCGGAGTTACGACGGTTTGAAGGCCCCTCACGTATTCTCTAATCTTACCGTTCCAAATCTTGGGCCGAGTGATCCTGAAACGCCTTTTGTCCGGGACTGACTCGTAAGGCACCAAAGACCCGACCCTGGATGGACTTCCCTGAAACCGATAGAGAATTTTCCTGTCCAGGAGGTTCTTGAAAAAACTGGCTGGGCAGACTTTGTGAGATTTGGCCACCTCCATCAGCGACAGCTCCCCCGGAGCTTTGTCCATGCTGTCCACAAAATTCACTGCCGGCTCCTGAAATTTGATGACCTTATTGGCTTTCTCAAGCTTTTCGCTCACCTCGGTCAATTTTGCAAGAGATCCTGAGTCGATCTCTGCCTTGGTCATCAACCTCTCGACCGCATCTGCGCAGATCCTGAGGGCTTGGGCCAGGTCCTGTGGCGTTTCGATGCTGATCTGATGAGTGCGCAAGGCCATCATTTTGTCAAATACAGCTACCGCCGCCTCCTTCGAGTAACTCATCATCAGAATCATGCACTCCCTCTGAGGTAGCTGGTAGTAAGGCTGTGGCCGACCGAGCGCATCAAAATAGATCTGCTCAAACTTGAGCAGATCTCCGCTCAGCCCCTTCGCTGTCGACCGAACGTCCCGCAGCACGTTACGGTGAGGTTTATTGGTGATGGCCGCGATCTCTAGAGTCGAGATGGATACCGGACCATTTCCCGTGCGGGCCGTCTCGTCGAGAACGTCCAGTTCAATCCGGCTTCCATTTTCATCACTGGGTGTCGTGGCGGGCTCGGCATCTGCGTCTGCACCCCCAAGTCCCTGACTCTTTTGGGATAAAAACTCCTCTTCCTCTGCCCTGGCTTTTTCTCTGTTGCTTACTGACGGATCGACCTTCTGATTTTCTGAGATCACTGATTCAGCAAGAAGATAAGGAGTCTGAATCGCGGCTACAACTTTTGCAAAATCGTGCGCCCTGGACTGTGGCTTGCGCATCAGAGAGTAAGCCTTCAAAATGCCGGCTTTTGTCCAGAGATCGTAATGCAGTGAGTCGCTGTCTTTTTTGTGAATGCGCCCATATCTACTCCCCTTGAGGATGTGAACCCCGTCCTCCAGGATTCCGGCGTTCCTCCTTTTGATTCCGCGCAGCGCCCCCTGCGAGATGCCAAAGCCTTTTGCCGCCGACTTGGGGGTCATTACCACCGTGTGATCTTTGTACATCCTGGCCGGGACTTCCACTCCGTTTACCTCTATGGTAATTTTGCCGAATTGAGTGCACATATTAAATTCCAGCTGTTCGTAATTGTTGCTGTTTTTGTTGTCGCTCATAGTTCTCTAAACTTTGGCTCTTTTTGGGTTTCTAAATTTTTGACCTTCTCCTGCATCGAAGTTATTTCGGCCTTTGCCTCCCTGAGTCTGGACTCAGATATCAGTAGATGCTCTCTCAGTTCCGCTTCCTCCGTGGCTCTGTCTGCCGGCTTGACACTCTCTGTCTTACGCATTCCGGCCGAAAATGCCAGGAGGGCAAGGCAGAAGAACCACAGCGCTAAAGATGCCACGACGACTGCCAGGCGTTTATGCCTATTGTAACTGGATGATTTTTTCCGCTCATTCTGGTGTCTCCAAAAAAGAGATTTCTCTGTGGTGCTCCGGCCTTAGGATTTCATATCCACGGTCTCGATAAACTGAGATCCTGGTGGCAGACTTCCTTTTCGTCTGATTGTCAAATCGGTCGTCAAATGTGACGATATATCCGACCGTCTTGCCCGGAGCTTTTCGGCGGCATCGTCCGGCCCTTTGGGACACCTTGACGTTTGACGACGTCCAATTGGCGTCGATCACCACGCGGAGATTACTCGGGTCAACTCCCTCTCCCATTGCGTCGGTTGAAACAATTCGGAGAAGATCTCCGGATTCAAACCCCTCCAGTATCCTGGTGTATTCGTCGGCCGGCAGGTCGGAATGGAAAAGTTCAAACCCCTCTGGGAGGTATTTCTCGGCGAGAATTTTCGCATGTTCCAGGGTCCTGACAAAAACAATGGTCTGCCACTCAGGGGGAACTTTCTCGGCTACCTCCGCTATGATTTTGTTTCTTGTTGGGTTTCTCCAGATCGCTCTTCTCTCTGCGGAGATCGGAGATTTTATGTCTGAGATGTTTGGGCCCCTTTCTACTGGTGCCACGAAGATTTTTAGTGGGACGACCCGTCCGAGTTCTTCTGCCTGCTCATCTGATATGACAGAGCAGACACCGCCAAAGATCCCTTCTATGAGGTGGTGCCGACCATCGAACCTGTCGACCACAGTTCCACTGAGTCCAAATTTGACCGAGTTGTGGAACTTGGTGAGGGCCTTGGTCTGAAGTGGTGCTGCTGCGTGGTGGACCTCATCGTAAATCAGGCATCCGGTGGCATCCGGGTCAAACCGATCGAGGACCGCATTTGTGCAGACTACGACGTCTCCATTTTTGAATTTGGCACCTTGCCTTGTTCCGACGGTTATCCCGTCGTCTTTCAGGAGCTCTTTCAGGCCCGTCACGAGGCGACGAACCACTGTGGCGCTCTTGGTGGTGACCACGACTCCAGATCCCCTGTAGGCTCGGCAGAGCGCAGCAATGAGATAGGTCTTGCCGTATCCCATCGTTGCGTCTACAACGGCCCCACCAGCCAGGTGATTCTCACCGTCCCAGACCTGAGACAGGGCATCGATCACCACCAACTTCTGATCGTCCTTGAGCCCCCGGACTATGGACCGGTTGATAATTGGGATTGGTGCCGAGTATTCAAGCCTTTGGATCAAAATCCCGGACATCCCCCGGGCAATCAGGATATCTCGGACTCTCCCCAGGAATCCATCATAGGTGGAGATCTCACCTTCCTTACCTTCCCGATACATTCTGTATGTTCTGGTAATTATCCTTTTTGTGTTTCTGAATCCGGTGTGCCTCACTCCATTCCCGTCGACGTAGGAGTATTCCTCGGTTGCCATCTCCTTGGCCTTGTAGGTCAGCTTCTTTTTGATCTCCTCGGTAGCCAGGCTGAACGGGATTCTCAAGGCTCCGCACCTCAGGGTAAGGGTAATTTCATTCATTTTCGATTGTAATAATCTGGTCAAAGCTCTCCATGAGTGATGTGTCGTGGGTGACGACGAGGTATTGGGTTCCGGACTCCCTGGCCAAGTTGGCCATCCTTTCCATGACCCTGGGGAGATGGGCGACCTTTTTCTTGTCAAGCCATACCGTGGGTTCGTCAAGGACCAGGAATCCAGCGCCGGCGCAAAAGGTCTCGGCGGCTGCCAACCGAAAAGCGACGGACAGGGCTACCTGTTCCCCGCCGGAGAGGTCCTGTGGGGACATTACCTTTCCCATCACTCGCCCCCCGAAAACGCAGTCAAAGTCAAAACCCTCTTTCGCATCGACGTAGAAATTTGATTCCAGAGCGTCGAGGTAATCATTGATCCTTGCGCTGATTTTTTTCACCCTTGCGCTGACGATCTTCTTTGGGGCCGCGGAGTAATGGAAGATAGACCTTACCCCGGACACAATCCTTCTGGACTTTTCCGAGGCGCTCAAGTCTTTTTCAAACCCCAAGGCTCTTCCCAGTTCTTTCCTCAGATCCTCGAGTTCGGCCTGGCAATTCCAAACCTTTGCTCTCGCGGGGGCCACTAGCGATTTCTTATCGGACAGCTTTCCCTTAATCCTGTCCAGTTTCTCAAGCTCTTTTATCGCCTCTGCGGCCGATGCGAACTCAACCTCGGAGTCTTGAATGTCAAACTCTCTGGTTTGTTTGAGCTCGGCCTCCATGGCGAGCAGGGACTTTTGCTTTACCCCTAGGGCTTCTTCATCCGCCTTGATCCCTGATGTGACGTTCCGGACCTGCTCAATAACCTGTTCCAGTTTACTCGATTGAGTGATTCTTCCCCAGGTCTCAATAGCCGAGTCTGACGCTACCTTCAGTTCTTCCTGGGCTTCTTTGATCTGAGATTCATAGTTCTCAAGCTTCCACTCGCTTTTGGAAATCTCTTTTGTTATCGAGTCCACCTTCGCGACTTTGCCGTCTAGTTTCGCTTTCAGGGACGAAACCTCGTCTCCGCTCTCGGATAGGATCTTCCTGCCCCTGTCGTATTCTTCCTGGATCTTTTCCGTGTCTTCCTCTGTCAGTCCGCTTCTCAGGCAGGTTAGACATTCGGCGTTGTCTCCGGTAAGCAAAGCCCGCCTTGCGACGTCCTGGTCTTTTGCGCTTCGGAAGTCGTCGCTAAGGGTCTGGATTTCAATCTTGAGTTTTTCCACTTCTGTCACCAGCTTGGTGACAGACTTGCCCGACTCCTTTTTGACTTCCTCAAGGTCTTGCCTGAGTGGATCTGCGGACCTTCTTAGGGTTTTGATTTTCTCGGTCAGGCTCTCGATTTTTTGCGAGTAACCAAGCCTTTCTTTGAGATCAGCCAGTGATACCCCATGAATCTCCACTCTTTTGGCGGCTACACTTTCTTTGAGCTCTTCGATTTCAGATCTGACTCCGGAAACCCGTCCGACGATCAGAGACTCTTGGGTGCTCGTCTCACGAAATTTGATCCAGTTTCTAGCTGGGACCGCTCTTTGGGATTCGAACTCCTTCATCTGCTCGTCGACATCGCTGACCTCGCGCTCCAGATCTTGAAGCAGAAGCTCTGCCTCATCTGTTGCTTTTTCCGCCTCCGGAATCAGGATCTCGGTCAACTCCTTGGATGGACGATACCCGTGTGGAACCTTGGGGATTGGAATGTCTGAAAGAACCTGGGCTATCGTTGCTTCGATCGTCTCTGCTTTCTCAACCCCAAAGAACGACATCGCCATCCTTTCCCTGACTGAACTCTTCGGGTCGAACAGAAGTGAGGTGATGTCCGTCTGGGGCGTGAATATGACCCCCTTTAGGACGGTGGCTGGATATGGGAACAACTCAGCCATCGCGGCATTCACCGGCCCCGAAGCTGTCTTTGGTGACCAACTCAGCGGATCGCCATTGTGGTCCTTTCCACTCAGTGAGCAGCCGGACCCGTCGAGATCCCTTGAAACGGTAACAGTCTCCAGGCCATCATTGGTCATCCAGTCAAGAATCACAGACCCCTTCCTTTCTCCGTAGGTGATCATCTTGTCTTTTTTCTTCCGAAAAGATCCTGTAATGGCCTCTCCTATGGATGAGACAAAATTGGTCTTGCCGCTTCCATTCTCCCCGACTATCCCGATTAGATTGCCGGTGAAGGTCACGTCCAGCTCTCGGTGTTGGCAGTAGTTGTTTAGGCGTAGCCTGAGAAGTTTCATATATTTTTGAGCGTTGATTCGATGCTGCCCGGATTCACCCAGGCCTGTTTTGCGAGGTCTGAGATCTGACTGGCAAATTCGTCGTCTGCTGTTATCTCCAATGATGAGGCCTCGATAGCCATCATGACGATGTCATCGGTGAAGGTGCCCTCCTCGTCGTTCGTGTTTCTGACCCAGCTGGACATATCGGTCTTGCTCGAGACGTCTTTCCCGTCAACCGGATCTGCCACGACTATCGAACATCTTTCCGTTAAGCCCTCTCTGTCTTTTGACGTCCTGATTAACTCCTCGCCAAACTCTACGGCTTTTCTCCTGTTCACAATCTCCGAGTCGTGCGGGTAGAGGACTCTTAGCAGGATCTTGTCGAAACACTCGAATGTCTGCGGTTGCTCCTCTAGCTGGTCTGTCACGGAAAAAATTCCGAACATCTCACACCCGATTCGGGTGTAGTCCGCATTGGCAATCCGGTAACTCTCTGAGTCAAAAATTCCCATGCTCCCAACGAAGGATGGAGTTGTGATCAGCCTGTAACCTCCGTCGTCAGACCCTCTGATCTCGATCTCGACTATGTGCCTTGTGGCTTCCGGGCAAATCCGAACCATGGTGAGCTTGTCGGCATCATCAGCGGTTTCATCGATAGTGATGAGCCACGCACCTTCATTTCCGGACTCATTCTCTTTGATCCAGGTGGAAGGACCACTGTATGCGATGGTGCTTTTTCCTCTCCTTCTCACAGCCATTTTGTGGATGTCGCCCATGGCAACGTAAGTAGCTATTCCGTCTACGGAGTCGTCGTCCAGTTCCGTCTCGAATATGCCGCCGGTGGCCCAGGAGGCGCTTTGATGGCATATCAGAATGTCCGGGTGAATCTCTGGGCTGTATCTCACTTGCCCGAGTATCTCTCTGATGTGAGGGCCTGGAGCAAAGTCGAGAGGGAGGACGGTGACGCCACCAGGGGAAACTTCCTGTAAGTGGTATTTTTTCTCGATCGCCTCGTCGTAGCTGAACGACTTCATCACCGTGTCTGGAAACCCGACTCTGAGACACTCGGACCACGTCCTGGTGTCTTGATTCTTTTTGTTGCCGGACTTTGAGTATTTCATCGAATCGTGATTCCCGTCCACGATCGCAATTTTGCAGCCATGCTTTTCGGCAGTTCTGATGAGGTGAAGGATAGGGATCAGGTCGGTTGGAGTAACGACTGGAGAGTCAAATGTGTCTCCCGCCAGGATAACCAGATTTGCTGAGGTTTTCCTGATCTGCCTTGAGAGCCAATATACAAAATGAGAAATGTCTCTTCCTAGGTCCCGCTTTCCCATCGGGATTGCTCCCAGGTGGATGTCTGCTGCGTGAATGATCGTAGTCATGGTCTTATTGTTCGAGCTTTTGATATGAGGTGTTTTTCCATCTCCATCACCGGCACTGGGCCCGACTTCACTTCGCTACTTGAAAAGAAGGAGGGGTCGACCAGGTAAATTGAACAGGAGTGGGATACAGCTGCCGGGTCCTCGAATGTGACCCCGTGGATCCTGTTTTGGCCGGATATCTTGTCGGCAATCTCCAGCCCCCACGTCGTGTTCCTGGGTCTCCACTGAATGGAAACGCCACCTGGGAATAACCCAGCCAGGCTGCTGAAATCCCTCCATAGCGACCCCCTGATCCCAGACGGTGTTTTCTTGCCTGGAGCGGAAGGCGGGGTAACCCCCCTGGCCGTCCTGTCTACCTGGGCGTTGTCGACATACAGGTCAAGCGACGTAGATTTCAGATCTTCGTCCCCTACCAGAAATCTCGCAGCCTTTAGGCCCGATAGGACCCCAGCTATTTCCGCACCTAGGACTCCAGACACCGAACTGTCGGATCTTCCCGTGACTGCCATTGCGAAGCTTCCTCCCGGGGTATCGCAGATCTTGCAGTAATCCTGCTTCCATTCCAAGACTGCGCACCAGGCAGCAGGCTTCTCCTTTTTTCCGGACACGGCAGAGGCGTCCGAAGATATTCTGATTTTCATTTTTACGACTACCTCTTTTGGTTTTGCCAGACATAGAGGTCTCAGACCTGGCTTTAGGTTTGGTCCTGCAGGGCAACAGGATTTCCGCCCGATGGTTGACTAAAATTGGGGCCAGGATCTCGACCAGGGGCCAGGATCTCGACCAGGGGCCAGGATCTCGACCAGGGGCCAGGATCTCGACCAGGGGCCAGGATCTCGACCAGGGG